TGCGGGTTCGGGCGCCTCGGGCACTGGTTCGGGTGCGAGCGCTGGGCGCTGGAGCCCGACGTCGTCGTCTTCGCCAAGGGGGTCACGAGCGGGTACCTGCCGCTCGGGGGCGTGATCGTGTCCGACAAGGTCGCCGAGCCCTTCTGGGCGCGACAGGGCACGTCGCTGCGCCACGGCGCCACGTACTCGGCGCACGCGACCTGCTGCGCCGCGGCGCTCGCGAACCTCGACCTGCTCGCGCGCGACGGCCTGCTGGCGCGGGGCAGCGAGCTGGAGGGTGCGTTGGTCGACGCCGTCGCTTCCCTCGGCGAGCATCCGCTCGTCGCCGAGGTGCGCGGCGGCGTCGGGCTGCTCGCGGCGGTCGAGCTCGCCCCCGAGCACCTGGGCGGCGGAGCGGCGATCGGGGCGGTGCTGGCAGCAGCGCGCCGTCGCGGCGTGCTGGTGCGCGGGCTCGGCAGCGCGGTCGCCGTCTCCCCTCCGCTGACGATCGCCGACGAGCAGATCTCGCTGATCGGCGACACGCTGCGCGAGGCGCTCGACGAGGTGGCGGACGTCAGCATCTAGTCTGCGGGCATGTCGAGCTCGCCACCGGCCGAGGGCGCGCCGTTCGCCGCCGAGGTCCTCGTTCGGGCCCGCCGCTTCGCGAACGAGGACAGCGGGTTCGCGGTCCTGGACTGCGAGAGCGACGGGGGACGCGTCGTGCTCGTCGGCCCGCTCGTGCATCTCGAGGAGCGCGAGCGAGCCGCGGTCACCGGCGAGTGGGTGCTCGACCGCCGCTACGGCCCGCAGGTGAAGGTGCGCGAGGCGCATCCCGTCGTCCCGTCCGACGCCGACGCGCTGCTCGCCTACCTGCGCCGCGTGCGTCACGTCGGACCGCGCCGGGCGGCCGCCCTCTACGCGGCGCACGGCGCCGACGTGCTCGCCGCGATCGACCGCGATCCGCGGGCGACGCTCGGGCGGGCCGGGCTGTCACCCGCGCGGGCCGCCGAGGCCGCGCGCTCCTGGGACGCGCTGCGAGCCACACGCGGGTTGCACCTGCTGCTGGCGCCGCATGGCCTCGCGCATCTCGCAAGCCGCATCCACGGCCACTTCGGCGATCGCGCCTACCGCGTGCTCGCCGAGCGGCCGTATGAGCTGACGAGCGTGTTCGGCGTCGGCTTCACGACCGCGGACGCGATCGCACGCGCGGCCGGCTTCGGGCGCGACAGCCCGGAGCGCGCGCGGGCGGCGGTGCTGCAGGCGCTGACCGACGCCGAGCGCGACGGCAGCACCTGCATGCCGGTCGACGCGCTGCGTGCCGCGGCCGGAGAGCTGCTCGCGCTGCCATCCCCCGAGCCGGCGCTGTTGGAGGCGCTGGCCGACGCGGGCGACATCGAGCTCGACGCCGACGAGACCACGACCTGGGCCTATCGGGCCGAGACGGCCGCGCTCGAGCGAGAGCTCGCCGAGCGGGTGGGGGCACTGCTCGACGACACGCCGTCCTCCAAGCTCGACGCGCCCGACGCCCCGCCTCCTGACGTGCTGCCCGACGGCGGGGAGCTGACCGCCGAGCAGTGGGCAGGGGTGCGCGGCGCCTTCGCGCACCGCCTCTCGCTCGTCACCGGCGGGCCGGGCACCGGCAAGACGGCGAGCATCCGCATGATCGGGGCGATCGCCGCCGAGCAGCGCGCGTCGCTGCTGCTGGCCGCGCCCACCGGCCGCGCGGCGCTGCGGATGAGCGAGGCGACGGGGCTCGCCGCCACGACCGTGCACTCGGCGCTCGGCTGGATCCCCGGCGAGGGACCCGTGCACGACGAGGACGCGCCGCTGCGCTGCGACGTCCTGATCGTGGACGAGACCTCGATGGCGAACCTCGAGCTGCTGGTGACGCTGCTGCGGGCCGTGGGCGAGCGCACGCACGTCGTGCTCGTGGGCGACGCCGACCAGCTCGCGCCGGTCGGGGCGGGCAAGCCGTTCGCCGACCTGGTCGCATCCGAGCGCGTGCCGACCGCGCGCCTCGCGCACATCTTCCGCCAGGCGGCCGGCAGCATGATCGTGCAGGGCGCGCACGCCGTCCGCCGAGGGATGGCGCCGTCGTTCGCGCACGCGGAGGGGATGCGCCACGACCTGTTCCTGATCGAGCGCGCCGATCCGGTCGCGGCGCGCGAGGAGATCGTGAGCCTGGTGAGCCGGCGCCTGCCCGAGCACTACGACCTCGACCCGTTCACCGGCATCCAGGTGCTCGCGCCCGTCTACCGCGGCGAGCTGGGGATCGACGCGCTCAACGACGGCGTGCGCGAGGCGCTGAACCCCGGCGGCACGCCGGTCGGCAACGGGCGACTGCGGATCGGCGACAAGCTGATGCTCGTCGGCCGCAACCTGCACGACCTCGGCGTGATGAACGGGACGCTGCTGCGGCTGCTCGAGCCGCTCGACGCCGGCGACCGCGACGACGAGGCCGGCGACGGGGGGCTGCTGGTCGCGACCGACGCCGGCACGGTCGTGGAGATCCCCCCGGCCGAGGTGGCTCAGCTGCAGCTCGCATACGCGTGCTCGGTCCATCGCGGGCAGGGCATCGAGCTGCCGATCGCGATCGTCGTCGCGCACCCCGCCGCGGGCGGACGGTTCCTGCGGCGCGAGATGCTCTACACGGCGATGACGCGCTCGACGGTCGCGACGGTCGTCGTCGGGACGCGCGAGATGGTCGCGCGCGCGGCGCGCACGGCCGACGCCGGCCGGCGCCACAGCCGGCTCGCGCAGCGCCTCGAGCGCGGCGGCTGAGCCACGGACCCGCGACCGGCGCGACGGCTACCCTTCGCCGTCGCGTGGACGCCCTGCAAGCCATCGTCCTGGGGATCGTTCAGGGCCTCACGGAGTTCCTGCCGATCTCCTCCTCCGGTCACTTGCGGATCGTCCCCGCGGTGCTCGGCTGGGAGGATCCGGGGGCGGCGTTCACGGCGGTCGTCCAGCTCGGGACCATGGCGGCCGTGCTGATCTACTTCCGCGCCGACCTGTGGCGAATCGCGCGCGCCTCGACGCTGGGCTTGCGCGACCGGGAGATGCGGCGCACGCTCGACGCGCGCCTGGGCTGGTACATCGCGATCGGCACGATCCCGATCTCGGTGATCGGACTGCTGTTCGCCGACCCGATCGAGACGGAGTTCCGCAACCTCTACCTGATCGGCACCACGCTGATCGTCTTCGGACTGCTGATGGCGTGGGCCGACGCGGCCTCGAGACGTGAGCGCGGGATCGACTCGCTGACCACGCGCGACGGCGCGTTCGTCGGCTTCGCGCAAGCGCTGGCGCTGGTCCCGGGCGTCTCGCGCTCAGGGGCGACGATCACCGCCGGGCTCGTGCTCGGCCTCGATCGCGCAGCCGCCGCGCGCTACTCGTTCCTGCTCTCGATCCCGGCGGTCGTGCTGTCGGGAGTCTTCGAGCTGCGCCACATCGGCGACCCGGGCGGCGCGTCGGCCGGCATCACCGCGCTCGCGGTCGTGCTCGCGTTCGTCACCGGCTACGCCTCGATCGCCTTCCTGCTCCGCTACCTCGCGCGCCACACGCTCGGCATCTTCGTCGGGTACCGGCTCGTCGTCGGCGTGCTCGTGATCATGCTGGCGGCGACTGGGGCGATCGCGTAGCAACGCGACTTCGTCTGATTCGCCGCCTTCCGGAGTGCGGACCCCGGGTTCGGACCACTTACTTCGGGAACTTCGGCCCGCGTCCGTAGGTCACAGAAGGGCCGCGCTCGGCCTCGGAGGTCTTGGTGAGGATCCCGCGGTTGACGAGGTCTCGGAGGATGTCACGGGCACGGGCGACATCCACGTCGAAGTAGTTGCGGATCGTACGGTTCGTGATCTTGTCGTACTCTCGAACGTGGGCGATGACGCGACGGTCGGTCTGGTCGACCGACCGGCGGTTGTAGCGGACGGCGGTGCCGAGCTCCTGCAAGACGTGCTCGCGCAGGCGGTACTTCGGAAACGCGCGCCGCGCTGTTCCCCGACTGGGCTCGACCATTCCCACGCGATCCTGAGCCAGACGCTCGAGGGATGCCTCCGCTGACTCCGGCCGCTTCTGCAGCAGCGGCGCAAGGTCCACGGCGGAGAGGGACTGCCGGTGGCAGAGCGCGTAGAGGATCAGCAACGCATCCACGTCGGCGCGCTCCTCCTCGGGAAGCTGCGCGACGAAGTGCGGGATGCGGGTGTTCGCCGCGCCGCCGGTGAGCGTCACGTGTACGCGCTCCATGTCGGAGTCGATGTGCGGCGGATCCTTCCCCGCAAAGATCATCTCGCGGTAGATGCGGTCGATGCCGGCGCCGACCTCCTCGGCCAGGGTCAGGATGCGCGTCGCCTTGGCGAGCAGTGCGTTGCGCGGCTTCGAGTCGTGCGTGAGGATGTTCTGCGGCGTGACTCCCGCCACCAGCGGCCCAGGCGATGAGATCTCGAAGACCTGGGGCGAGTGCGACACGGTGACCGCGCCAGCGAGCTGGTAGTCGCGGTGGATGACGGCGTTCGTAAGAGCCTCGCGGACAGCGACGTTCGGGAAGTCCTCGATCGAGAGCTGCTGCCCTTTCGGCAACGTGACGGGCGTCAAGCGCCGGCGCGCCTCGACCAACTCCATCACGCGCTCATAGGCGACGATCAACGGCTCGTCGAAACGACGGACGTCGGTGGGCTCGCCCCCCGACGTCTCGCGATACACGTAGAGCAGTCGCGTGGTCCCGTCCGATGACGAGCAGAACAGCACCTCGCCGGTACGGGAGAGGCGGCCGTCCCGCCGGAGCGCTCCCAGTTCGAGCAGCAGGTCGCGGTCCTCACGGCGAGCGAGCGCGTGACACTCCGGGCTGGGATGCCGGGCGAGCAGATCGCGCGCGACGCCGAGGGCTCGCGGCGACACGTCGCCGACGTCGCGGTCGCTCGCCCCCTGTGACCAGTCCGTCCCACGCCGATCTTCGCGGTGGCGCACCTGCTCGGCCGGGCTCATGTTCACGCAGTCGGTGTTGATGCGGCGAGGCGCGCGACCTTGGGTGTCGGCGTGGATCTCCGGGCTCTCGGGCGCGCGGATGACGAGCAGCCGCGAGCCGCGGAACTCGATCGCCTCGACGTCGACCGCGAGGGATGGGTTGGTCTGCTCGAAGATCCGCTGTTTCACCTGACGTGGGTCAAGCGTCGTGCCGACGAATGCGTCTGGGCCGCCAGGCTTGTTACGCACGCCCACGACCGTGGTCCCACCTCCAGCGTTCGCGAGGCAGAGCGTGGCCGCTACCAGGCCCTTCTCGGTGTCGGCTCGACTGCGCGCCGATTCCTGCTTGAAGTCGAGCGTCTCCGACTCCTGGGAGTCAGCGGTTGCACCGGCATGGATGGCTTCGAGAGCAGCGAAGACGGTGGATTCGAGCAACATGGTTTGCGAGGAGTTTGCGGGACGTGCAACTGTATCGCCTCCAGCAAACTACTCGCAAACTATGGTCGTTCCCCTCGGCACACGAGAGCCGACGCCCGGATTCGAACCGGGGACCCCTTCATTACGAGGGACATTCCAGTGTCCTGCCGGGTCCTGTTGAGGCCGTAAGGCCAGGTTCTACCGGGCTCCTCTCCCCCGCTCGAGACCGGCCCGGACAACTCGAACGCCCCCAAAACGCCCCCAGCAAGCCGGGCGTTCCCGGCTACTGGTTGTCCCGCGTCCGGCGTCCTCTTGGGGTCCGGTGCGACCGGCCGGTGGTAGGGGACGTCGCGTCAGCGCTCGCGCTTGAGCGGCGTGTCGAGCTCGACGCCGTCGCGGTGCTGGAGGACCCATTCGATCGCGCGGTTGACCCACTTCTCGTAGGGCACGTCTCCACGGATCTCGTCGATGTGGGCGGTGAGGTCGGCGCGGATGCGCGGGCGCTTATCGGTCGGCATGGCGGGACTGTACCACTTGACTCCGTTGTGTCCCATATGGTACCATCTGGAACATGAACGATCAGGGAGCCACGAGACCCGCCACCGGCCTGGCAAATGAGGCACAGCACTTTCGAGAAGGGGGGAAGGCCAGCCTGATCGTCAGCGTCGTCCGCGACGGCACGGTGGGGATCTCGACGGCCGTCGACCAGTACGTCCAGCTCAACGAGCGGGAACTGGTGTGGTTTGTCGAGCAGGCGGGCCCACGAGCGCTCGCCGTCATGCGTACGAAGGCAGGTGAGTCATGAGCGGTGTTGATCCTGCCGTCGCTATGAGCAGTACGAGCGATCTTGTCGACCATCGATCCGGGGCCGACTCCATCTGGCTCTGTCCGGAGCACGGAGTTGTGGGCCCGACACACGATCCGTCGTGCCAGGAGACGATCCGACGCTACGTCGCCGCGCCCGACCTGAGAGACGGTGTCCGATGACCGTTCCCTCTCCCCAGCCACGCCATGCGGTTTGGAAGTTTCCGGTCCCGATGACGCCGGTGCCGAGGTGGGCCACTGTCGAGATGCCAAGGGGCGCTCAGATCGTGCGTGTCGGCCAGCAGAACGATGAGGTCATGGTGTGGGCGTTGGTCGATCCGAGCGAGACGGCCCGTGAAGTGCGGCGGCTCTTGGCGGCTCCTACGGGCTGGGAGTTGAACGGCCATCTCGACTATCTCGGCACCACCGAGGTCGAGCGCGGGCGGATCGTCGTCCATGTGTTCGAGGTGTCGTCGTGAACGTTACGCTGCGCCCGCTCTCGACATGGCCCTACCCGGACACCCGTAGCCGCCGCTCCCGCCATACGTTCAAGGCGGGATGGCAGGACACGCTCGACCTTCTGCGGCGTGAGCTGCGCCACCTCAGAGCGTCGAACGTGGTCATCGGGGCTGGCCTTCGTGAAGAGGATCTTCGGATCGACGGGATGCCACGTTCGGGCGCTCGCGATCCGGCCCATCCCGGCATCGAGCTGAGCTTCGACGCGCCGGCGCATGGCCGGCTCGTCTACGCCACCGATGCCTGCCTCCGATGGGAGCACAACGTACGTTCGATCGCGCTCGGGCTTGAAGCGCTGCGGGCGGTCGACCGCTACGGCATCACCCGACGCGGCGAGCAGTACGCAGGCTGGCGCCAACTGGAGAGCGGCGGCCCGAGCGTCGAGCGTGGCCGCGAGCACATTCGTCGGCATGGGTCAGTGCGCGCTGCGCTGATGGCAACGCATCCCGATCAGGGCGGCGACCCGGCAGCTTTCGCTGATGTCCAGGCCGCTCGGGCGGTGTCGTCGTGACCCCGACCCCTGAGCAGCAGATGCCGCTTGATCCGCGCGCGCTCGATGCTGCTATCGCGGCTGTGCGACACGGCGCACGTATCGAGATGGATACGCGCGCCGACGGCCCACTCGCGCTTCTTCGCTGGGACGAGGCCGAGCGGGCGTTCACCCTGACCACCGATGCCGCGACCGTCGCGGCCCTGCTGCTGGTTGCCGGCTGATGCCTTCTCCTGAGCAGGTCGAGGCGGCGATGCACGGCGCTGGTGAAGCGGCGAACCGGCACCTGGAATCAGCCCGTGCCGAGGGTGCCCGTCAGGAACGCAAGCGGCTCGTCGCCCTGCTCGGCGAGCACGTCGAGCACACGAGCTGGCGGTGTGAACACCCGCCGCACTACTACCTTGCGGAGCCGCCGGAGAACGACTGCGCGTGCGGGTTGACCTCGGCGCTTCGTGAAGCTGGCCTGGAGTGGGCTGCGGTCCTGTCGGAGGGAGACACAGATGCCTGAGGACCTGCGTGCCTTGCTGGTCGAGGCTGCCCGGCATCTGCGCACGTTGCCCGAGCGGTCTGAGCTGGCGGATGTGCGGTTGGCGGAACGCCTGGAAGCCGCCGCCGCCGCGCACGAGGGCTCCGCGTCCGACGAAGAGCATCTGCGTGCTGTCGTGGCGATGCACCGCAAGGAACTGCTGGCGTTCGGCCAGTACGCGGCGATCGTGCACCCGGAGGATCTGCCTCCCGACTACAGACCTGGCATGAAGCTGATGGAGCGCCCCGATGGCGTCCGCGAGGAGTGGCGGGTCTGGTGGGCCAACGGCCACCGCGCCGTGACGACGGACCTCGATGGCTATCTGGCGTGGAGTAGGCGGATCGGGAACGAGGTCGTCTCGACCGAGACGCGCATTCCCGCCGGCCCGTGGGTGGATGTACCGACCGAGGAGACACCCGATGCTGTGGACTGAGCGCGTCCAGACGGCGTACGACTCGTGGCACCGCTCGTGGCATCTTCCGGGTCGGTTCCGGATGGACCGCGTGCTCAAGGACGCGGGCGTGCATCAGTTGCTCGTGGAGCGCGACGAGTTCCGGGCTGAGCTGGAGCAGGCCCGTGAGGCGCTGCACCTGGAGCTGCTGGAGATCGACCACATGCTGCACCTGTTCGGCGACCCCGAGTTCGAGCCGTTGCGGTCGATCGTCGTGACCTTGCGCGCTCTGCGTGCCGAACTGACCAAGGAGGACGAACGTGGATAGCGTCGAGCAGGATCAGACGCGGCTGGTCGTTGCGCCGAGCGACTATGAGCGTGGCCGTCGTGACGAGCGTCAGAGAGTGCTCGCCGAGCTGGAGCGCGGCAGCCCGGCGTGGCAGGCGATAGCCGACGTGCTGGAGCCCTTCCTGCGCACCGACGATGACGACGAGGTCGTGACGGCGGTCGCCGACGCGGTCGCTTCCGTTCTGGGTTCCGAGCCGTCCCCTTCCGTCTCCCAGCAGGAGACAGGGGACGGTGTGCAACACGACCCGAGCGTCTGCGAGCGCGAGATCAAGGCGATGCTCGAGCGCGACGGGCGGCCGTCGTTGAAGTACGGTGGCTGGCAGGACGGCGACGAGCTGACCTGCCCGTCGTGCGGTGCACGCTGGGTGCACGTCTGCGACGAGGCTGAGGGGTGCAGCTGGGATGTCGTTGTCGATCGTGGCGTCGCTGCCTCCGTCTCTTCCCAGCAGGAGGGCGGCGAGCATGGCTGAGCCCACGCTTGAGCGCGTCACGTTGACGCTGTGCTCGCTGTGCCTGGATGGCAAGGGTGGCGAATGCCACACGCCGGGCTGCGCGCTGTGGATCAACCGCGCGCCCGACTTGGAACTGCGCTCGAAGGTCGAGGCCGCGCCCGCCCAGCAGGAGGAGACGGGGACACGGGAGCTGCTCGCGCGCGCACTGCGCTGGATTCGCGACTATGGCTCGCGTGACGGCGACCTGAGAGACCCGGAGCAGTGGTCCGAGGGCATGCGGAACATCGCCACGAACGCACTTGCCGCCGCCTCCCTGCCTTCAAGGGGCGGGGAGCGGGCCTGTGACGCGACGGGCGCGCCGCTCTGCTTCCAATGCGGTCGGCCGCAACGCGAGCATCCGAACGGCGAGGAGTGCGCTGTCGCCCCTCCTTCAGGGGAGCCGGGCCCGGTTGGCCCGGCTTCGGTGCTCGACCTGTTCATCGAGCGGTTGACGTTGCGCTCGCCGTCGTTCTGGCACACGGCCGAGATGTCGAGCGCCCCCGAGCGCCTCTGGAACAAGGAGGGCGAGCAGCACTGGCTTGACGGCCGCGACGCGACGATCAGGCGCGCTCGGGAGGACTTCGACGGGGCGCTGGTGGCGGCGCGCGCAGACGTGCTCGCCAACACGTTCTCCGCCCCGCCCGCAGGGGAGACAGGGGACGGGCGGGAGCCGCGCGAGTGGACGTTGCATCGCACGCGGCCTGCCGATCCTTCAGCGGCGTACACGCGCATCGACGGTCCTAATCTGGAGCGCGGGGAGAAGGTCCGCGTCCGCGAGATCCCGTCCGAGGAGACGGAGCGGTGAGCGTCGGAGCCGTGTCAGACCCGCGATCTCCAGGACTCGGGCCAGTGACCGCTGTCGAGAGGCATCATCGGCCAGCCGTCGCGGCGCAGCGGGAACGTGGTCGGGTCGAGCGAGAGGCCCGCGAGGTCCTTGTTGCTGAGTCGTTGGAGTGCTTCGACGGCTTGGCTTTCGCCTGCGAGGGTGATCTCTCGGCCGTGTTCGTCGTGGCAGAACAGCAGTCCCCAGGTGATTGTGTCGTCAAGGTCGAGCGCCTTTGCGGTGTCTCGCTTGGCGATCGCGTATTCGTGGGCTGTGAGCATCGGCGCAACGTACCTGATTTCGGGGTGCCGTCCGAGGGGAGCGGCGATGCGTGATTGGCGGAAGGTCGTCTGCGAGCGCTGCGGCGCGGTCATCGAGACGGAGGTTCTTGGCCTCGGTGAGAGCAACGCGGACCGGTTGATCCCAGCGGAGGACTGCGCGAACCGCGCGGACGAGGTCGAGGGTTCGGAGGTAGCCGGTGAGCACTGAGCACGAACACGCCTGGCAGAACGGCCCAGTAATGGAGCGGTCGCGCGTCTCGCATTCGCCCAGCTCGACGTTGGACGACCATCTGTGGACGGACATCGTCCAGGTCCAGACCTGCGAATGCGGGGAGACGCGCCGGCTGCTGCTTGGCTTCAAGGATCGGCGTCGTCGCGGAGATGACGGCCGCCGGGCGAAGGGGCTTGAGCCGCTCGGCCGGCCTCTGCAACGCGCCGGGACCTATCGCACGCCGAAGCCGTTGACGGGAGGGGACTAGCCGATGAGCACTGAACGCGAGTCGCTGGCTGCGCTCGCAGAGCGCTTGAAGGAGCTGGGCAACGGCCCTGGTCCTGATCGCGACGAGCGCTATCAGGACGCCTGGCGACACGGCGTGGATGACGCACGAGACGTGCTCGCGACGTGGCTTCATGCTGGCGCTCCCGCCCCTGTGGGGGAGACACGGGACGGGGAGCCGAGCGAGGTCTGCGCGATGCTCGACCACGAGGACTGCATGCTGCCGGGCTGTGCGTGCCGCTGCCACGATGAGGTCGGGCTGCGCAACGCGATCCAGGTAGCTCGTGCTCACGTTGCGTTCGAGCGGTACGACCAAGCCGAGGACGCGCTCGCGGAGGCTATCGGCGATATCGACCTTCCGGCTTCGGGGGAGTCAGCCGCTGTGTCACCACCCGCAAACTTTCCGCAAACTATCGGGGGGGAGTCAGCCGAACCCGACGCGCGCGAGGTTCTCGCCTTCCGCATGACGCCCGACGAGGCGCTCGCGGTCTGGCACGTGCTGGGCATGGGCGTCGACCTGATGGACGCCGTGAACGAGATCCCGCGAGACGCGCCGCTGTTCGGGAAGCGTGACGAGCTGGTGGCGCTGGCGCGCCGTCTCGACCATGAGATCCACTGCGCCCCCGCGTCAGCCGTACCCGACGAGGTGACGTGCGAAGCGCATTGCCTTGAAGCGTGGGAGGTGCTGCGTCGGCACGGCTTGACGTTCAACGGCGGCCTCGTCCAGGCGGTGAAGCGGGCGGTCGGCGAGGATCTGTCGGGAGGGCGAGAGCCTGCGTCTGTTCGCGTGGTCCTCGACCGACTGATGGACGCGCTGGAGCCGATGGAGGGCGGTGACGACATGGCGGTGGACGACGCGCTGGCCGAGGCTCGTCGTCAGCTCGCGCAGCTCCCCGCGTCAGCCGTACCCGCAGACGGGGAGATGCTGCGGCTTGCGGGCGAGGCATTGATGCTCGCGACCTGCGCGTTCGCTGGTGAGTGGGACTGGCCTGACGCTCTGAGCGCCGATGAGCTGGAGGCTCGCTGGTTGGTGCGGTGTGGTCGTGACCAGACCGGCGAGGGCTATTGCCACACGACGCGGGAGGGCGACGCCCTGATCGAGGCCGAGCTGGAGCGCGTCGCCGCCCGTCTGGCTTCTAGAGAGGAGACCGGCAATGTCTGAGCTGCGCGTGTTGATCAAGGACAGCTACGGGAGCTGGGACGTCATCATCACTGACCCGTCGCGCGACTTCGCATACTACGCGTCGGCTAGCAACACCACGTCCTCGCGTCGGCGCCGTCATCGTCTGATCGCTCGGGAGATCCGGGCAGCGCTCGACGCGCACGCATTGACCGCCGCGTCGTCCGGTGAGGGAACGAGACCGTGAGCGCGAGAGCACTTTCGCTTCCGGCTGAGGTGGACGAGGTCTGCAAGCTCGCCGTCCAGGCCGGCTACAGACGTGCGGACAAGTGGATCGCTGAGAAGCGCGCCGAGCAGTGGCCTTGCCGCGATTGGGAGGACGGCGCTTGCATCTGGTGCGAGGTCGACGAGGGCAAGAGACGGAAGGCGACGTGCCTGGATCTCGGCGGTGGTCCGGCCATGTGCGACAGACACTTCGACGAGATGTACGAGGATCCCGCCCCTGCTGTCTCTGGACAGGAAGGCGACGATGAGCGCTGAGCCCCAGCACGGTTCTCTCGCCGATGCGGTCGCGGCCTTGGAGGCGGAGTGTGCGGCGCTTGCCGACCGTGAGGCACGCTGGCGACGGATCAGCATGTCGCTGTATCGCAGAGGCTATTTGGCGGGGCGCTATTCGATCCGGAGTGGGGCGCCGGAGGCGTCTGAGCCGGAGCGCAATGCGCGTGGCGAGCTGCGACGGCTGCTGCGAGAAGGCGAGAGATGACCGGCAGGCGCGTCATGGACAACTGACCCACCACGCAGAAACGCCCCACCGGTAGGGGCAGGGCGTCTCGTTCCGGCTCTCTAGCTACCCCGGAACGTTGACACCCCCACCGGACGGAGCGCATGATCATCACCAAACCCAAGCGCCACGCAGTCGACGGGACGCGCGTCGAAGACTTCGCGTCTCACGAACAGCGAGCCCACACCATGGTCTCTCGCCTCGAGACCGTCTCCCATGGCACCGTCGGCAAGATCGGAAGCGAGCACGTCGGCCCCGGCGACGACCCACCACTGTTCCCGCCGGGCGGCGCCTCGTGGAGAGACGACGTTGTCGGCATCGTCGAGATCCTCTCCGAGGAGGGCTTTCACCAGGTCAGCCACGTCCCGTTCCGGGCTGCCCTCAGAGAGTGCGAAACCGAAGCCGACTTCGCCGAGGTCGCTGACCTGACCGAGAAGGCCCTCGCCTCCTGGCGGCGCACGAAACGACCGCCCAGAGACAGCGAGGCATGGCGTCGCATGGTCGCCAATGAGCCCGGCACCGTCCGAGCGATCGCTGACGACTGGGGGATCTCTCCCGCCTACGTTCACCAGCTCCGCCAGCAGTACCGGACGGCCGCGTGATGTCCATCCGAGCGATCTGTATAGTCCGCGATAGTGGTCAGTCGTGCGCCCGGCGCCCTGATCACTCTCTCCGCCCCCGGCTGATCGAGGGCCACATGCAGAGAATCGCCATCTGGGGCCGCGGCGGTGTCGTTCGCGCCCACGCCGTCGTTGACGACGAGGACTTCGAGCGGCTGGATCGGTACCGGTGGTGCCTGAGTACGGGCGGGTATGCCCGACGCGTCATCGTGGAAGGCGGGCGGCGGCGCTCTCTCTTGATGCACCGGGAACTCCTCGGCATTGAGAACCGGCCCCACTCAGTCCAGGGCGACCACATCAACCGTGATCGGCTAGACAACCGGAAGGTCAATCTTCGAATCGTCACGCCCGCGCAGAATATGCAGAACCAGATTTCCCGATCGGGGAGCACCTCTCGGTTTCGCGGTGTCTGGCGGGCGAACACGGGTAGGTGGCGAGCCGAAGTCAAGCTGCGGGGCGTGCGCTACAAGCTGGGGTCCTTCGAGCATGAAATCGACGCCGCCAGGGCCGCCGAGGAGTTCCGCGGGCTTCACATGCCGCACAGTCTTCCGGACCCCGAACTCGCGCTCGCAGCATGACTGTCGCCCACACGCCGGGCTGTCGGTGCTCGCAGCACTTTGGCCTTGCCGAGTACATGCGCCAGCTCACCGGCAAGGACTACGGGCTCGCGCCGGCGCCGATGGCCGGGCGGGAGCACCGCCTTCACGTACAGACGATCGGCCCGACCCCGGAGGACGCGATCCCTCTGCCGGTCGTCGTGGTGTGCGACGGCTCGTACACCTGCCCGTGCGGGCCGTGTGTGAAGGAACGAGCAGATCGACACGCGGCCTCGCTCCGCAGGGCGGCCTAACATGGGCGCCATGGGGCACGACCTCGACACCGCTATCCGCGCCGCGATCGAGGACCGGCACGCGACGCTTGAGACCGATCTGCTGTCGGGCAAGAGGAACATCCACGACGGGGTGCTCTACGTGGCGCCGGGCTGGCGTCAGCGTCCGATCCGACGTGCCCGCCTTGAGCTGAGGCGACTCGCGTACCGCAGGCACTCGCTTCGCAGGGCGGCGTAGCATGGCCGGCATGGCCGATGGACGCTACGGGCCGGCGTGGGATCTCGAGATCCGACTGGCACAGCATCTTCGTGAGGCCCGGCGGTCGAGGTGCCCCACCGGCAAAGTCGTGCTGATCGAGGCCTCGCCCTGGCTGTTCGGGTTCTGTCGGTGGGCGGTGGTCGCGCGCCGCTACGAGGGTGCAGGGCGTCTGCAATGGACGCTGAAGTCGGGCAGATGGCGCTGGCGGGGCCGCACGGCGTGGTACCGCGAGACCGTCCTCGAACCCTGCCTCTACTTCCCCTCATGAGCGACTCGACCCTCATCGGGCTCCCCTTGGTCCTCGCCCTCTACGGGCTGGCCGCCTTCGTCCTGCTGCGCTACCCAGACTTCCGCCGAGCGTTCCTCGCCTACTGGCACCCCGAGGCCGTGGCTGCGCGAATGAGCGCTTGGGCTGAGCGTGCACGTAGGTCCTCGTAGCGGCGAGGTCAAAGGGTAAGACGCCTGCCTCATAAGCAGGAGGAGCGGGTTCGACTCCCGCCGCCGCAACTATCTCGCTCGGCGCGATGCCGAGCCCACTTCAGGAGGCGCGATGCCACCTACAAGCACCGCCACTCGCCAGTGCAAGGGCGTCAACAAGGCCGGCGGCCCGTGCAGAGCGACACCGCTTCGCGATAGCGACTGGTGCGCAGCACACGACCCAACTCTCCCGGAGTCGTCCCGATTCGGTTCTTCCGCGCAGGCGAGATCTGCGAGAGGCGGCCAGAAACCGTGGCCGAAGCCGACTGAGGTTGCGCGGAGATTGGTGGAGGAGAACGTGGCGGCGATCCTGCGTCCTCACTTCAAGGCGCTCGGTCTGCGCCTCAATGACGACGGCAGCGTGGAGCAGCTTGAGCGCGGTGCGATCCTGACGGGGGAGTCGAAGGACGGCGAGGTTCGTGCGTCGCTGATCGAGGATCTCGGCGCGCAGATCGCTGCGGCGGAGAAGCTGCTCGACCGCGTGTACGGCCGTCCGAAGCAGGCGACGGAGATCTCGGGTCCTGACGGCGGCCCGCTCACGACCGCGCTGATCACCGACCCGTCGATGGCTGCGCAGGCGCGTGACCTCCTTCGAGCAGCAGCAGCTTCTCGCGAGGACTAGCCCGGCTGGGCTGGCTGTCGCGACATCGAACCGCAGGTGGCTGCTCGCGCGGCACCTGGACGTGATCGACCAGGCGATCGTCGACGCGGTCGCGGGCCGTGGCCCACAACGACTCGTCGTCGCCGTCCCGCCGCGTCACGGCAAGAGCGAGCTGATCTCACACCGCGCCCCGGCCTGGTATCTCGGCTGCTTCCCCGACCGACAGGTCATGCTCGCCAGCTACGAGGCGAGCTTCGCCGAAACGTGGGGCCGCAAAGGGCGCGATCTTCTCGAGGAGTACGGCCGCCAGCTCTACGGCGTGACCGTCCGTGCGGACGCCCGAGCGCAGGACCGCTGGTACACCAGCCAAGGCGGCGTGATGGCAGCCTCCGGGATCGGCGGCCGGTTCACCGGCATGGGCGCCGACCTGCTGATCATCGACGACCCGGTCAAGAACGCCGAAGAGGCCCGCTCCCAGGTCATCCGATCCAAGCACTGGGACTGGTGGCAGTCGACCGCCGTCACTCGCCTCCATCCTGGCGCGGTCGTGATCGTGCTGATGACCCGCTGGCACGAAGAGGACCTCGGCGGGATGCTGCTCGCGCAGGGCCACGAGGACGGCGGCGAGCCGTTCCACGAGATCCGCATGCCGGCCATCGCCGAGGCCGACGATGCGCTCGGACGGAAGCCCGGCGAAGCGCTGTGGCCGGAGCGCTACCCGATCGAACTGCTCGAGCAACGCAAACGGTCGGTCGGCACCTACTGGTGGTCGGCGATGTACCAGGGCCGACCGGCCCCCGAGGGCGGCGGCATGTTCCGCCGCGACTGGTTCAGCCCCCTCCTCGACGTGCTCCCGGCCGGTCCTGAGCATCGGATCCGCTGGGTGCGCTACTGGGACTTCGCAGCGACCGAGGCCGCAACAGGCACCGACCCGGACTGGAGCGTCGGACTCAAGCTCGGCCGCCGCCCTGACGGCACGTACATTGTCGCTGACGTCCGGCGCGTCCGTGCGACACCGAAGGGCGTCGAAAGCCTCGTCCGGCACACCGCCGAAACGGACGGCAGAGACGTCCAGGTGTGGATCGAGCAAGAGCCCGGCAGTTCGGGCAAGATCGTCATCGACTACTACCAGCGCACCGTCCTTCCCGCCTACGCCGTACGTGGCCGCCGCGAGTCCGGCTCGAAGATCGTCCGTGCCGACCCGGTGTCAGCCCATGCCGAGGCTCGCAACATCCAGGTCCTGAAGGCCACCTGGAACGAGGAGTTCTTCGCCGAGCTCGAGCAGTTCCCGCAGGGCGCCCACGACGACCAGGTCGACGCGACGTCGGGCGCCTACGCCGTCCTCGCCAGAGACGGCGAGACGCGAAGCGTGGCGTACAAGCCGAGCAGCGAGCCCCCGGTGATCCGACGAGGCGACCTTACCCTCATCGGCGACCGCTACAAGGACAAGGAGTAGCCGCGTGGCGATCACCACCGCAGTCAGACACCTCGGACAGGTGTTCGGCGACCAGACCCCGTCGATGGCCCAGCTCGCCGCCGACCAACAGGACTTTCTCCGCGACGCGTCCGACCGATCCGACCGCCGCTACGACCTCTACACGCTGTACGAGGAGTACTACGACGGAGACCAGAAGTGCGCGCTCGACGGTCGTGCGAAGCAGTACCTCGAAGCGTCCGGGCTGCCGTTCGCGGAGAACTTCTGCAACACCGTGACGGACACGCACGCGTCCGCCCTCCGAGTCCAGGCGTTCGAGGTCGAAGACAACGAGGCCGCGACCGCCTGGCTGAACAACGACTGGTGGGGACGCGGCCGGCTCGCCGAGCTTCAAGACACCGTCCACCACAACATGCTGCTGCTCGGCGACGCGATCGTGATCGTCGACTGGGACCGAGCCACCGCCCGCCCCGTGCCGTACTTCAACCATCCGCTGGTTGCGCGCGCGTTCTACGACAGCAACGGCCGGTTGCAGTACCTCTCGAAGGTGTGGGACGACGAGCGAACCTCGCCGCAGAACCCTCGCGGCGACAAGATCCGTCGGCTGAACATCTACTGGCCGGACCGCATCGAGAAGTGGTTCACGCCGTCGAAGGGGCAGGACTCGACGTGGGCGCCGTACGTCGACCCGGACGACTTCGATGAGAAGGGGAGCCCGACGTGGCCGGTGCCGTGGACAACGACCGGACGTGTCGGCGGCGAGCCGCTCGGTCTGAACACGATCCACTTCCGTCACGCCGCGCTCGGCAAGGAGAACGGCCGCAGCATCCTGCGCAACGTCATCCCGCAGCAAGATGGGCTGACGAAGCAGATCCTCGACCTGTTCGAGGTGATGGACAAGCAGGGCTGGCCGCAACGCTGGGGCACAGGGCTTGGCCCAGACGCTGACCTCGAGGTCGCGATCGGCGAGCTGCTGTCAGGCCCAGACGGCGCGAACTTCGGCGAGTTCACCCCCGCGAACCCGCTCCCCCTCCAGGGCATCACGGAGGGCACGCTCAAGCGCATCTCCGCGAGATCCGCGACCCCGCTCCACGACCTGATCGTCGGCGAGTTCCCAGCCGGTGAGGCACTCAAGACGGCCGAGGGCGCGAAGGTCGCCGCCGGACAGCGCCGCTGGGAGCCGACCGGCAACAGTTGGGAGGACACCGCCCGTTGCAGCTGGCGACTCTCCGCCGCATGGGGCTCCGGTCCGCACAAGGCGCCGCCGTTCGACGAAACGGCCGTCATCAAGGTCAGATGGGAGCCGATCGAGACCCGCAACGACCTCAACGAGGTCACCGTCCTCGCGCTCGAGGTCGACGGGCTCGGCCTGTCCAAGACGACCGCGCTTCGACAGCGCGGCTACGACCCCGACGAGCAAGCAAAACTGGTCGCAAGAGAGGTCGATGACGCACAGGCCCGGATGCCCGACGTGCCCGAGCCCGACCGTCTCGACGAGCAGCCGCCGCCGGCAGTTCCCGCGGCCTAACAACTTCACCGGCCCACCCGGGCGCGACGCCTGACCGGGCCACAACACGAAGGAGACCGGCGCGATGCCGAGACCCGACATGCCGAGACCCGACGAACCCGGCGCTGAGCCGGAGCCCGAGCCCACGCTGGCACCGCCGGCCGAGCCGGAGCCCGAGCCCGCCGCCACCCCGCCGGAGGACCAGCCGCTTGGCCCCAACGGCCTGAGAGCGCTTCAGGACGAGCGCGACAGACGCGACGCAGCCGAGAGACGCGAGCGCGAAGCTCAAGCTCGGCTCAGAGAGTACGAGGAGGCTCAGCTCACGGAGACAGAGCGTCTCCAAAGAGCTGCGCAGGTAGGCGCCGAGGCCCTCGCTACCGGAGTCGAACTGGCTCGGGAAGCGCGGCTGCTGACAGCGCTCGCCGACAGAAGAATCGCCGGGGCGACCGCGATGGCAGCCCTGCGACTTCTCGACGGAGTCGAGTACGACGACACGACGCACAGGCCGACGAACCTCGACGACGCGCTCCAGCGCGCCCAAGAGACGTACGGCGAAGCGCCGTTCCGCACCGAGCCGACACCGGAGCCTCCGCCCACCCCGCGCGGCGCTGACGCCGGAGCGGGAGCAAGACCGGCCTCACCGCCGATCCTCACCGCCGACGAGCTGGAGCACGCCGAAAAGGCCGGCATGACACCGGAGCGGTTCGCAGCCCTCAGAGAGGGTGCGTCCCTTCAGGACTGGCTGAAGCTCCGGGCGGCGGCCCAGCAGTAGCCCAGGACCCGGCCGCTGGCCGTGGTCCCCTAGGACGAACAAGGAGACCAGCCACATGGCCGGGTTCAAGTACGCGTTCCGCGAGAGCGGAGGCACGCCCACGGTCATCAAGCTGCTCTCGAAGGACAGCGAGACCCTCACTCGTGGGGATATCGCGAACCTCGAGAGCGGCGAGATTGATCTCGGCGCCACCAGAGACGACAACCTGCTCGGCGTCATCCAGGAGACCAGAGTCGGCGTGGATTCCACGACCCGGTTCGAGGTCATCGTGGACGAGGACGCCGTCTACAGCGTCGTCGACAACAACGCTCGCAGAGTCGGCGACACACTCGACATCGCCGGGTCGACCGGTGCCCAGGGCGTCACGACATCCTCGAACAAGGAGTTCGTCGTGGCCCGCGAGTCCAGCGCGACCGAGCTGACGCTCGTTCGCATCAACGCGGACGCTCACGCGTTCCGCAAGGCCCAGTAAGGGGGGATGACACATGGAGCGTTCCTCCCATTTCGCGGAGCTGCTCACGCCTCAGCTGACCGAGGCGTTCTATCTCGGGTTCTCCGACGACGGACGCCGCGCCAGCCTGATCGACCAGGTGTACGGGAGACCGCCCGCCGGTAGAAGAGGCTTCGAGGAGTACCTCGGCGTCGGCGTCTTCGGGTCCGACGGCTGGAACTTCGAGGACACCGGCCGCGTCCAGTACGACGAGCGCGCGAAGGGCTTCCTGAAGCGCTTCACGCACGTCGAGTTCGCCAAGGGCTTCCTCGCCGAGCGCAAGTTCGTCGACGACAACAACAGCGGCGTCTTCGACGACGACGCTCGCGGCCTCGGTGATGCGGCGTTCCGCAAGCGCGAGAAGGGCGCCGCGAGCGTCTTCATCAACGCGTTCACGGACTCCGGCGTCAACGACGACGGCATGCCGATCGCCGGCCCCGACGCTGTCGGTCTGTGCTCGACGGCCCATCCGCTCTCCACGGACGATCCGTCGGTCACGCAGAGCAACGAGAGCACGCTGGCGCTGACGGCCGAGAACCTCGGCGCGACGCGGCAGCTGCACATGGCGCTCACGGACGACCGCGGCGACCTGATGAACGTCATGCCCGACCTCGTCCTGCTCCCCCCGGAGCTCGAGGACGTGGCGATTGCCGCTGGCATGTCGCCGCTCGAGCCGGACTCGGCGAACAACGCGGTCAACCCGCAGCGCGGTCGGTTCCGCTACCTCGTGTGGCACTACCTGACGGACGCGAACGCCTGGTTCATGATCGACAGCGCCCGCCGCAACCGCAGCCTGCTGTGGTTCGACCGGATCCCGTTGGAGTTCGGGAGAGATTCCGACTTCGACACGTTCACGGCCAAGTTCAACGCCTACATGCGCTACTCGTACGGGTGGCGCGACTGGGCGTGGATCTACGGCCAGAACCCGTCCTAGGAGGTCGTCATGGCGAAGCCGACGAACTTCCGTGGCGAGCTGGCGATCGACGGGAAGGTGCTGAAGTTCGGCACCGTCGAGTGCACGGGGGCGACGGTCGACGTCGCCACCGGGCTCGCCAGAGTCGACGGGTGCGTCGTGTCGCTCGGGGAGGCGCCCGGCGCCTCGGTCGGCGATGTCTTCGCGACGTCGTGGTCCGCATCCGGCGGGACGTTGACCCTGTCGATCTGGCAGGACGACGCGACCGCCGCAACAGAGGACACAACTCTCTCCTACCTCGCGTGGGGGACCCGGTAGGTGGCCGACCTGGCCGCCGCCTATGAGCGGCGCTACCCCGACACCGGTGTAGGCGCCGCTCAGGCACAGGAGCGTCAGGAGCGACTCGCGTTCAGAGAAGAACGCGAGTCGCTCCGGCGCACCAGCCGCAACCGCGGCATCGTGATCCCCGCCGATGCGTGGGAACGAATCTTCGGACAGGAGAGGGCGGCATGAGTGACGTAACGACGCGCGCGGAGGTTCAGGCTCGTGCGAAGGAGCTGGGGATCCCAGCGAACAAGTCGACGGACGACCTGCTGAAGCTGATCGCCGACCACGAGGCGGAGGCCGAGCCGGCCGAGACGACCGCCGACGTGCAGGACGAGACGACCGCCCACCCCGAGACGGACGCTGAGCCCGAGCCCGCAGGCGTCGTCGTCTGGGCCAACGAACCCGAGCCTGCCCAGGAGCCCGAGGTGGTCGACGGCCGCGAGTGCCTGCCAATCACGAACTTCTCCTCCCGTGGCGACTGGGAGGACCCGTTCTCCGGCCTGATGGTCTACGTCGGCTCGGTCCGCTGCGACCAGTCGGGAGCGGTCCGCGACGGCGACTACGCCTACCGGAACCTGCCGTGATCCCCGGCATCGAGCGGACCCTCGGCATCTGCCACGGCCTGATCCAGGCCAACGGCACCGACCCGGCCGCGAACACCGAGATCAGAGAGACCGTCGCCGCCGGCGAGACGTGGCTGCTGCTCTCGCTGTCGGTCCTGCTCGTCCAGGGCGCGACCCAGACGCCACAGCCGATCCTCGTGATCGACGACGGCACCGATGTCGTCTGGGAGGGCTTCGGCTGTACGACCGCGCAAGCCGTCTCGACGACATGCCGGTACACGTGGGGGGTCGGCCTGCCGCTGACCGACAAGGTCGGTGCGACGACGAACGTGCACGCAACCGCGCCGCTGCCTTCGGGGTTGATCTTGCCGTCGGGCTACCGGATCAGAACCTCGACGATCGGGCTGGGCGCGAACAGCGACTTCGGCGCCCCGTCGCTGCTCTACGTCAAGTACGGAGGCTGATCGTGCCGCTGTCGACTGACGCGAAGAACCTGATGTTGGCGGCGTTGAAGGGCACCAACCCGACGACGCCGATCACTCACGTCGGGATCTTTCAGGCTGACGCGGGCAGAGCCGTCACCGGGGTCGCGTCGACCGACGTGCTGACTACCACGTCGCACGGCTACTCAGACGGCGACGTGGTCTTGCTGTCCGCTCTCACGGGAGGGACCGGGCTCGTCGCCTCACGCATCTACTACGTCCGCGACTCAACCACGCACACGTACAAGCTGGCGCTCGTCGCAGGTGGGACCGCGGTCGACTTCACGGCCGACCTGAGCGCCGGCACCGTGACCCGCATCGTCGAGCTGACCGGCGGCTCGCCGGCGTATGCCCGCAAGGCGATCGCGTTCAACACTCCGGTCGGAGGGGCGATGGACGACTCCACCAACGGGGCCGTGATCGACATGCCTGCCGGCAGCAGAGCCGACTACCACACCTACCACTCCGCGTCGACCGCTGGCATGCTGCTCTCGGTCAACCTGCCTCCGGTCGGGCCAGAGACGTTCGTTGGCCAGGGCACCTACACGGTGACCGACGTCGACTTCGACCTGATGTCGAACGCGTAACCGGAGGCGAGCGTCGGTGGCCTACCGCGACGTCATTCTCGCCGACTCGCCGAGCGCCTACATGCGCCTCGGCGAGCCGTCAGGGACCACTTGCAACGACGAGATCGGCGGGACCGCGGGCACCTACTCCGGGACGTTCACGCTCGCCGCTGCGGGCTTGCTTAACGGCGACAGAGACACCGCCGCGACCTTCAGAACCAACGGCAAGGCCCAGTTCGCCGACCGGGCCGCGTTCGATCTCGGCGACAGATTCACATTGGAGGCGTGGATCACGCTGAGTGCGCTTGGCAGAAACCAGTGCATCGGCGACAAGGGCTCCGGCGCCTACATCTTCCGGGTGCACTCCGACAACAGACTGCTGCTGCGTCGCAACGGCAACCTCGACATCGCCAAGTCGACGATCACACTGACGACAGGGATTCGCTACCACGTCGTCGCCACCAAGGACGGCGCGACGATTAAGCTCTGGGTCGACGCCGTTGACGTGACGGGCACCGTCACGAACCAGACGATGACCAACAACTCGATCGCGTTCGGGATCGGCGCCGCAGACGCTGGCACAACGGACTTCTTCAGCGGCACGATCGACGAGGTCGCGGTCTACCCCATCGCATTGAGCGCCGGGCAGGTGCTCGCTCACTACGAGGCCGGGACGCATCTCAGAGGGACCTCCTCGCTGTCGGCAGCCGTCACCTGCACCTCGACGGGCACCAAGGCAGCCGCCAGCTCGACGGCAATGAGCCTCGACGCCATCACGAGCAGCGCCGGCACGAAGAGCTCGACCGGCTCGTCCTCGACCAGCGTCGCAGTCTCGGCATCGAGCACCGGCACGAAAGCCGGCATCGGCTCGCTGAGAGTCAGCGCCGACGTGACGGTCACCAGCACCGGCACCAAGGCTGCGTTCGGCTCATCAACCGCGACGGCCAGTGCCACTGTTACCTCGACCGGCGTCGCGTTTCATCCGACGCCCCCGCCGCCGGACCTTCCGACACGCGTCACGCTGGACCCTCACACCACGACCGTCACCGCGAACGCCCGCCGGACGATCGTGCTGCTCGAGGGCCACCGGACACGCGTCCTTCCTGAGCTGCGAGAAACGGCGGTGACCCCCGATGGCTGACGCGATCCCGGTTTTCAAGGTCGGCGACACCGAACCGCCGCTGCGTCTTTCCGTCACAGACCACAGAGGCCAACTGATCGACTTCACCACTGCCGACGAGATGACGCTGTTCGCCGAGTCGGGCGCCGGCACGATCACCGGCCCGTGCGAACCAATCGACCCCCCGGAGATCAGCCTCGACGAGGACAGAAGAGAGATTGAGCTGAACGTCCGCTACGAGTGGGATCCGGCTGACACTGCCAGAGCGAACATCGGCACCTACGACTGCGAGGTGTACGTCGTCTGGGACGCCGGCAGAACGAGAAGAGAGACCTATCCAAACGGCGAGAACGGGATCGCCGACTACTTCAGATTCGCGATCGCCGCGAACAAGCAGCCATGACGTTCATCCCTCGGAGAGGGCCTCCGCCGTTCCCGAAGCCGCCCCAGCCGACCGATCCGTCGAAGTCGACGTACGAGCCACCGGACCCGAGAGCGTCCTACCTAGGCAGCGAGGGGGTGCGTGACGATGGCGATGACCGCACGTGACCGTGTCCGGCTCGAGCTGAGCGACACCGACGTCAGAGCCCCGCTGTTCACCGACGCCGAGCTCGACCAGTTGCTGCTCGAAAACGGCGACAACCCACTGCTCGCCGCAGCAGCAGCATGCGACATCCTCGCGACCCGGTACGCAGCCGAGTTCGACTTCGACTCGCTCGACCAGAAGAGCTTCAAGGTGTCGAAGAAGGCCCAGGCGTACGAGAGGCGTGCCCAGCAGCTGCGTGAGCGCGCTTCCAGAGTCGCCGGCGTGTCGGTCATGCAGGTCCAGCGTGTCGACGGCTATAGCTGCCGGAGGCGCCGCGGCGACTTCGACGCGCCGTGTGCGCTGCATGAGCACGACTGTGATCTGCCGCCCTGTGCGTGATGTTGTCCGAGCGTGATCTCGCGACGATGAACGCGACCCAGCGGCAGCTCGCCAACGCGACGCTGACGCGGGTGCTCGGCTCGGGCACCCTGGACGCTTGGGGCGACGAGAACCCAGGCTCGTTGTCGGAGGTGTGGTCGGGCAGTGTGCGGTGCTTCCAGCGTCGCGAACGCACCACCAAGGTCATCGGCGGCGCAGAGGTCATCGTGACCGTCGACACCGTGCGCGTCTTCGACGCCGAGGACCCCGACCTTGACCTGGACGCGGTGATCGCCGACAGCCCCGGCGAAGCGACCTACCTCGTCGTCGACAGCTTCCTGTGGCGGGTCGTGAGCACGATCCGCGACCAGGACGGCACGCTGGACTCGCTGCTGGTCGAGATCGACGACAAGCAGCCCGCGCCCGCCGAGAGACCGTGAGCGGTGCAGGGCTACTTTGCGAACGTGCTGCACGACCCGTCGTGGCACGGGAGCGAGACGGAGTGAGAACCCTCATGGGCCAGACCGTCCATACCTACCCTCTCGACGACCTCATCGACCACGACGTAGAAGGTGACGACTGCCCGTGCGGCCCGACTGTCGAGCACATCCCGACGGACACTGGTGACGGTTGGCATATCGTCCATCACTCCCTTGACGGGCGCGAACACTCGGAGCCCGACCACGACAAGCGGGCTTGCCCAGGATGCCGTCATGGCGACGCGCAGTAACCGTCGCGAAACGCTCGCCTACGAACGGCGTCTGCGCGACCTCGACATCCTCTACGCAACCGCCCAGGCGACGATCGCCGCGCGTGTCGAAGCGGCCATCCGTGGCGGCGACTTCCAGACCAGCGCCCGGATGCGTCTCCAGCTCGCGGCAGTCGTCGCGGTCCTTGACCAGCTCGGCGCTGAGGTCACGCCGCTCGCCCGCCAGATCGTCGCTGACGCCTACCAGGACGGTGCTGACCGGGCGCTCGCACAGATCCGCCGGCTGTCGATCAGAGCACCCGAGATCCCCGGAGCGTTCGCCGGCGTCCAGTTCGAGGCCGTGCAGCAGCTCCAGGCGTCGCTGCTGGACCGGCTGGACGCGACCCGGCAGACGATCGGACGCCAGGTCGAGGACGTGTACGCCCGCGAGACGCGGCGCGCCGCTCTCCGAGCAGTGCTTGGCGCGAACGGTTCGCCTCGCACCGCAGCACTTGACCTTCAGCAGCGTCTCCTTCGCGACCGGACGGTGCAGGAGCTCGTACGAGACGGCGGGACTGGCTTCATCGACCGGGCCGGCAAGCGGTGGAGACTCGACACCTACGCCGAGATGGCGATCCGCACGCAGACCCGCGAAGCGGTCGTGCAAGGGGGCATGGCGCGCATGGTGTCGCACGGCATCGAGCTGGCGCGCGTCTCGTTCACCGCCGGATCTTGCGACAGATGCAGACCGTGGGAAGGCCGGCTGATCGCTCTCGACGGAGCGACGAGCGAGTTCGGCGGCGAGCCGGTCTTCGACAGCTCCAACGCGCCGCCCTACCACCCGAACTGCACCCACTCGCTTTCCCCGGTCGCGACCCGGATTGAAGATCTCAAGCGCGAGATGGAGGCCGTCTGATGGGCACGTTCAGCTACGTCGGCCTCGCGGTCCTGACCGAGAGAGGCCGCAAGGCCGTCAAGCAGGCCGTCACCGAGTCTGCCGAGCATCTCGCGGGTGAGGCGCAGGCCGCGGCCCCAGTCGACACCGGGACGTTGCGAGCGTCGATCGGCGTGTCGGTCTCTGGCCGCGGCAGTAACGCAAGCCAGGCGACCTACACGGCCACCGTTTCGACCAGCGGCGAAGCGAACGAGTACGCCGTCTACCAGCACCAGGGAACCTCCCGCGGCGTCCCAGCAACGAGATTCCTCGAGGATCCGCTCATCGAGAACCGGGGCGTGTATCTCGACGCAATGCGGCGGGCTGCCCGCGCACAATTCTGAGCTTCCACCTGGGAGGATCGCCGGATGCCGACCGTTGAGCTGCTCGCGATCGAACAGCTTCGCGGCTACCTGATCGCCCAGAGAGTCGCCCAGACTCCCGACGCCAGACCGTCCACAACGGTCCCGGTGCTCTACCTCAAGCCTCGCGACGGGATCGCGAAGCCTCGCCAGCAGAACGGCACCTACGTCGACGGTGCGGCGATCACGCTCATCCACGCCAACCTGTCCGGTCCGCCCGGCCTCGAAGCTCACCTCGAGGAGGCGTTCATCCGCGTCTTCGTGCGGTGCCGCAGCGCCCCGGTCGGGATGCTGTTGCACCGCGTGATCCGCAACTTGCTGATCCCTCGTGACTCCTCGTGGGGATCGCAACGGCAGCTCTGGTCGATGGGTGATCTGCTGGTGCAGTACAGCAAGCAGTGGTACGGGCTGCGGGATGAGCTGACGCCGCCTGATGACGATCGCGAGTACGTGACGTCGGCTGGCTACTGCTTCGGGTATCGCCGCGAGTCGGCGACCGTCACGACGCCGTAGCGGCTACTCGCTTCGGTCGGCGTCGAAGGGTCGGGCAGCGAGCCCGAGGTCGAGGTCGATGATGACCTCCTCTCCGTCCGCGATGTCCTCGATGACCTCCACCGTCCCGGCGGGCTCCATGCCCGCACCGAAGACCGTGAGCGGGTCGCCCGACTTCCACGGACCAGAACCGAAACCCAGCGCCATCGCCTGATCCTACCGGTCGCCTCAGCGGCCCACTCGTCTTCTTCGCCGTAGCGCACGGGCGCCATGGCCTTGCAGTACCAGCCGGTCGTCACGGGACGACGGGCCGTCCCCCCAACGCCCAAGGAGGGCGTCACACATGAGCGAGACGTTCTACCTCGAGCTGAACGACACCATCGGCCCTGCGCCCGCGTTCATCCGCGACCCCAAGAGCGGCCTGGAGGTTCCCAACCCCAAGGCCGGCGAGCCCGACGAGATCAACCACCTCACGTTCCGCATCCCCGTCCCGGTCGCGCTGCCCGACGGCCAGATCGCCAACGACACACGCCCGGTCGACATCGTCGCCGAGCCCAAGCTCGACCCTGACCATTCGCTCGCGAGCCGTGTCATCCCCGGCACGCGGATCATCGAGACCAGGGCCCCGGCAGTCGTCGACTTCCTCGTCACCAACGGCATCTGCCGTCAGGTCGACCAGCCCAAGAGCGAGCAGCCACGCAAGCCCCACACCACCCCCAAGGAGAGCTAGGCCATGGCCACTGTCATCGAGAGCGGCATTGGCGCGCTCAACTACGGCAAGCAGGCGGCGAAGGGCACGATGGGCGTCGCCGCCACCACGACGGTCGGCTACAACCGGCCGAAGTGGTTCGACGGGATCCTCTCGGCCAAGAAGACGCTTGGCGAAGAGCCTTACATCGACGGGCAGCGCTTCGCGTCGCCGTCGGTGTACACCGACAAGGTTGGCGGCCAGGTCGGCCAGGTCATCTTCCAGGTCCAGCCGGAGAACGCGGGCCTGTACATGGCCCAGATCCTCGGCGTCGACGTCGTCACCGGCGGCGCTGACCCCTATACCCACACGATCACCTCGGCTGGCACGACGGGGGCGTGGGGCACGTGGTGGCAGTCGGTCGGCTCTGCGGTCGGCCCTGAGAAGGGCGTCTACTGGGACAGCAAGATCGCCAAGCTGATGCTGACCGTCGGGCGCGAGCAGAAGAACATGCACTACGCGCTCGACATCGCCGCGCTCAACGCCGCCGAGGTGTTCACGACCGCCCCGGCGAAGACCGAGGACACCTCTGACCCGTTGCTGTGGACGGAGGTCACCGGCGCGGTCACGTTCGATGGCACTGTCGACAGCGAGGCCAACGAGGAGGCCGTCGAGATCGACACCGGCATGGAGCCCTACTGGGGCGACGCGATCAGTCCCGTCCAGCTCGTCGAGAAGAAGGGCACGATCGTCCGGACGATCAAGTCGATCGTGACCGACGCGACGCTGCTGAAGTACCGCAAGGCGGTCTACAACAACACGGCGCCGGCGGCGAGAGACAGACCCGTAAAGGACGTGTTCTACGCAGACGTCAGAACGGTCTACACGCGCTCGGCGACGCGCACGATGACGATCAACACCCCGCGGGTTGCCGTGCGCCCGGAGGAGATGGCAGTTGGCGCGCAGCGTGAGGGCGGCGAGATCGAGATCTCGTTCGGCGGGGCGTGCCTGAAGAACGGGGCGACCCCCGCGCTCAGCGTGATCGTGCTGTCCGCCGAGTCGGCGTCCTACGCCTGATGGCGCCCGCACCGAAGGCCGGCACCCCAACGGGTGCCGGCCACTTCACGCTGCCGAAGCTGCCGCCGGTCACGGTCAACCGCGTCGAGCAGGCCGCGACGCTGCTCGAGCGGCTCTTCGACGAGAACGTCAGCCTGTTCATCCGCAAGGGCCAGGAGTTCCGCGACAAGCACCGCGAAAGCACGTCACGGCCGTTGTTCGCCGAAGAGGCCGCCCAGCTCGCGGCCGCGTTGGCCGACACCGACGAGGAACGCGTCGCGGTAGCCGAACAGCTCCAGGCCGGCAGCTTGCGCGCCTACGACGAGCCGCAACGCACAGACATCCTGCTCGCCGCCGGGCTGGCGACCTCGCCGGCACTGATGGCCGCCGTACGCAAGGTCGTCGCGCTGGTCGAGATGCCAGCCGACACGTTCAAGACGGCATGCGTTGACGATGCCCTGGATCAGAAGATCAACGAGGCCGCCGTCGAGCTCGGGGAGCTGGAGCTTGACGAGGCGCGCGCTCGTGCCGGTGCGGCGATGGAGCACTACGCCAAGGCGGCCGGGTTCAGCTCGGGGGAAGCATGGCGCCTGCCCGTCCAGTCGGTCTGGCAGGCGCTCGTCCAGGCCGTCAACCAAACCGCCACCGGCTCTCCGTTGTCGCAGTTGATCGACTCTGCTCCGAGTACGGCGGATTCGACCGCGACTACGTCCTCTACCAGCTCCCCTGGACCGACGCCGTCGAGCTGATGGCCGTCATCAGCGAACGCAACCGGCCGGCTGAGCAGACCCAGACGACAGGGCTGCGTGGCTTGCACGACCGGATCTCCCAACGCGTTCGAGGCGGGCGATAGCCGTGGCCGACTCCGTCCCCTACGGCTACTGCCACTGCGGATGCGGTGAGCGCTCGCCGCTTTCGGCATATACCGACCGTTCCCGCGGCTACATCACCGATAAGCCTCTCCGTTTCATCAACGGCCACCAGAACCGTGGCCGTTGCAAGCCGCTGCGTTGGGTTGCTGAGGATCGCGGCTTCTCGACCCCGTGCTGGATCTGGCAGCTCGCGCTTACCACGAACGGCTACGGCCACATCTCGGTGAGGGCGAGTGGATACGTTGGGTCGGCGCATCGGTACGTCTACGCCCAGACTCGCGGCGAGATTCCGGCTGGCGCGCATCTCGACCACCTCTGTCGAGTGCGCGCCTGCGTCAACCCAGACCACATCGAGGTTGTCACCTGCGCGGAGAACGCGCGCCGAGGCGACAACGCGAAGCTCACCTACGCCGACATCGAAGAGATCTGTCGTCTGCGTGGAAGGGGACTTACGCAGCGAGAAGTCGCTGTCCGCTTCGGTGTCGTCCGCCAAACGATCAGCGACATCGAACGTGGCCGCACATGGGCCGCCCCAGGTGGCGTCGTGACCTCGCGAGCGGCGGCGTAGATATGGCTTTCGATGCGGGCGCCGTGTTCGCCACGTTGGGCGGGCGTTTCAGTCCGACAGCGTTCGCCGCGTTTGACCGTTCGATGCTCAACGCGGCACGCAACATGGAGGCTGGCGAGAAGCGCATGCGCAGCTCTGCGGAGCGCACGTCGGCGTCGATGGCCGCGATGGGCCGGGCGACGAGATTCGCGGCGGTCGGTGCCGCCGCCGGGTTCGGCCTGTTCGTCGCGTCCAGCGTCAGAAAGGCCGCCGAGTTCGAGCAGACGCTCAACGTCCTGAAGGAAACCTCCGGGGCGACAGATCGGCAGATGAAGGCCGTCTCGAAGACCGCCCTGAAGCTCGGCGCGGACACGAAGCTGCCGGCGACGTCGGCGAAGGACGCCGCCGACGCGATGCTCCAGCTGTCCAAGGGCGGCCTGTCGGTCCGGCAGACGATGGGCGCCGCCCGCGGCGTCCTTCAGCTCTCGGCTGCGGCGCAGATCTCCAACGCCGATGCAGCCGAGGTCGCGGCTGATGCCTTGAACGCGTTCGGCCTGAAAGGAAGGGAAGCGGTCCGGGTCGCGGACCTGTTGGCCGCTGCGGCGAACGCGACCACGACCGACATCCCACCGCTGGCGTCCGCGTTGCAGCAGTCGGCTGCTTCCGCGCACGCGCTCGGGATCCCGATCGAGGATCTCGTGACGATGCTCGGCCAGCTCGCGAACGCTGGCATCAAGTCCTCGGACTCCGGCACGTCGGTCAAGACGATGCTTCAGGCGCTGACGCCGAACAGCAGAAGAGCCGCCGAGATGATGGACAAGCTCAACGTGTCGGCGTTCGATCAGGCCGGCCGGTTCGTTGGCATGCCGAAGCTGATCGGCCAGTTCACCCAGGGTCTGAGAGGTCTGTCGCAGGAGCAGCGGGCGGTCGCGATCGAGACGATCTTCGGCTCGGACGCGTCGCGTGCGGCGAACATCATTCTCGGCCAGAGCGTCGAGAAGCACCGTCAGCTCAAGCAGCGTGTCACCGAAAGCGGCGCCGCTGCCGACCTTGCCGCAGCCCAGACGAAGGGCGCGAAGGGTGCCACAGAGGCGTTCAACTCCGCGGTTGACACGTTGCAGGTGTCGCTCGGTCTTGCGCTGCTGCCGACGTTGACGCAGCTCGCCCGGGATGCCGCCACGTTCGTCAGTGAGCTCGATCCTGCCGGCGTCCAGCGCTTCGGAGAGGGGATCGCGTCGGGTCTGAGGACCGCGATCGACGTCGGCGGCGACTTCGTCGCATTCGGCGCTGACGTCGCCGAGGTGCTGCACGACATCGGCGCCGCGCTCGACCTCGGCGACACCGACAAGCTGACCGCGATCGTCGCCGGCATCGCCGCGTTCAAGATCGCCGGGGTCGTCGCACCGATGGTCGTGACACTCGCTTCCGCGATCAGAATGCTCGTCCTCAACGCTCGCACCGCCTCGTCAGTGTCGATGTTCCTGTCGGGCTTCAACGCCAACCCGATCATGGCCGTCGCGACCGCTGTCGGACTCGCAGCAAGCGCGTTCGTGCTGTTCAGAAACAGCCAGATCAGCGCAGCAGAAGCCGCGCGCGATACCACCGCTGCGCTCAAGGAGCAAACTGCCGCCGCCAACGCACTCCAGGACGCCATCCTCGCGGCTGCTGATGCAACCTTCGCGGCTCGCCAATCCGATCGCGAACTTGCCAGAGCCAGACGCGAGACGGCAGACGCCGCGAAGGAGTACGGAAGAGGCTCGGCCGAGTACCGCAAGGCGCTCGAAAACGAGAACGAGATCGCGTTGCGCAACACAGCAACGCACAGACGTCTCCGGGACGAGAAGAGCAAGATGCGCGCGGAGAACGCTCGAACCGTGACAGAGGGGCAGGCAGCGATTGCGAAAGCCAAGGCCGAGCTCGCCGCGAAGCTCAAGGAGTTGGCGCTCGACGGACTTTCGGGTGAGGACTTCGCCGCGCAGGCCGGAGCGGCATTCGATCGCTACGGAAAGACCCTGGAGCGCGTAGGCCGCAACACGGCTGTCGCAAAAATCGCCCAGCTCGAGCTTCAACGGGTGCTCAACGGCGGCGGCCTGATCGCCACGAAGAACGCCGACTCCGTCGCGAAGCTCGCCGACGTCTTCAAGCTGCTCCCCAAGCAGCAGCAAATCCGTCTTGCGACGACGGCGCAGCCTGCGCTGGTCCAGATCGGCGAGCTGATCGGCAGACTGAAGGACGTCCCAAAGCAGCAGGTCGTCCAGATCCTCACCAGGGCGGAGACAGCGAAGGCCCAGATCGCAGCGCTGACCGCGGTCGCTAACGGAGTGCCGGCGAGACGCGCCATCGCGATCCTGTCGACCGCATCGAGCGAGCGCGTGAAGATCCTGGCCCTCCAGGCCGCGCTGAACGGCGTCAAGCCGCGTGTCGTCTCCAGGATCCTTGCCGACGGCGCGCTGAGCGAGAAGGCGAAGGTCGACGCGCTGCGCGCGTCGATCGACGGGCTGAGAGACAAGAACGTCAACGTCACGACGACGTTCACGCAGCGCTATAACGCCGGCCAGGTCGCCGGGCCGCTCAAGCCTCGCGCCGCGGGCAAGGCCGCCGGCAGCGGCGAACGTGCCCTGGTCGGCGAGGGACGCGACCCGCGCGAGTACATCATCGACCGCAACACCGGCGACGGGTACGTCACGACCGGGCCGATGGTCGTCGACCTGAAGCCCGAGCACTACGTGATCCCTCGAGACCGGCAGGACGGTCGTGCGCTCGGCCTCTTCAGGATGCTCGCCCGCGACCTCGGCGTCCCCGGCTACCGCAGAGGACGAGCCCCACGCAACGAGAGAAGACGCAGACAGCCGCGCAACGTCCCAGCGAAGATCGCCGCGGGCGGCGTCCCGTTCGAGGACGTCCAGAGCCGCCACGAGCAGGCCGACGACGCTCTCGAGCGCTCACAGGACCGCAAGCGCCAGCTCGGCAGAGACCTCGCGGACGCGAAGGACGATCCGAAGCGTGCCGCGGAGGTCCGCAAGCAGCTCGAAGCGAACGCCCGCGAGATCGCAAAACGCAAGACGGCGGCGGAGAGACGCCGTCGCGAGTACCTCGCCGCGAAGAGAACGAACGATCGGGTCAAGAACCTCGAGACCGCGATCAACCTCGCCCGTGACGCGATGGACGACGCCGACCGCGTCGACGACCAGAGAGGCTTCGACCGGGCGCGCGATAGACGTGCAGCGAAGCTCCGCGACCTCGTCGGCGTCCTTCAGCGCGCGTACGGGCTCGCAGCGCCGAACACCGATTACTTCCGCGGCCTGCAAGAGAAGCTGTCTCAGCTTGGCGGTGATGCGGCCGTCCAAGGCCAGACGAGCGGTTTCGGCGGCGAGCTGGGTCAGGTCGAGGCCGCCCAGCTCGAAGTTGAGCCAGAGGCGATGACCGCCGCCGAACGCGCCCGCCTTCAGGATCTTGACGCGGCTAGCAGCCTCGCGGCGCTCACGACGAGCCTTGACGACGATCGCCAAGCCGCGAGAGAACGCGTGGGCTTCCTCGAAGGCATCCTTGCAGCGGTCCAGACCGATCCGGCGCGGGGTGGCAGCGCCAGCATCCGCGAGATCGCCGACTTGGTCAAGACGGCGCGCGACAACCTCGACTCGCTCACCGGCGGCAGCCAGACCAACGACAACGCCGATCTCCAGGCTCGGTTTGAGCAGGAGCGCACGGGACGTATCAACGCCGAGCGCGACCGCGACATCAACGCTGGGGCGCTCCGCGTGTTCGGTGGGTCCGGCGACATCGGGGCAGGTGGAGTAAACGCAGCCGCCGCGGCGAGCGGTCCGCAAATCGTCATCAACACGTTGCATCCCGGCGACCCGGCGACGCTCAACGCGATCGGGCTTGCAGCTACAGCAGGGATCGGCTTGCAGGGCCTGCGGCAGTCCTCCCACGATCGGATCGTGATCTAGCGATGGGCGACATCCTGCGCGTGGTCACGCTCGACGTCGGAGGCCGACCGAGCACCATCGTCGACCTCAACGACTTCTCGTCGTATACCAACGTTCGCGGCACCTTCACGATCACCCCGCCGCCCAAGCAGCCCGTCCTGGCCTCGGCCGAGCGACGCTACGCTGGATCGTGGCAGAAAGGTGAGACGCACGACAACGGGCAGGTGTCGTGGCAGTCGCTCGTGAAGGGCGACACCGCCGACCAATGCATCTCGGCCTGCTCGACGCTGATCACGTTGCTCGAGCGGACCGATGGCGATCTGCTGCTGGAGTGGCTTCCCGACGGCGCTTCGGTCGACAGACGGTCGCTGTACGAGATCCGTGGCACGGGAACCTGGAAGCCGACGTACGAATGGGTCATGTTCGCCGGAAACCAGACGATGGTCTTCGACGTGGCTATCCCGATCGGACCGGTCGCGCGAGGCTTGCCCATGGCGATGCTCGACCCGTTCGATGTCGACACCCGCGGCGATTACAGCTACGACGCCGGCTCGTCCGCAGGCGAGCAGATCACGGGCGGGGTCCTGCTCGGTGCCGGCACGCTGACGACGGAGCGGCGGGCGATCCATACCGCCCGCGGCTACGACTACGTCGACTCGCGCCAGGCGATCAAGGTGACGCCCGGCACGACGATCACCGGCTTCAAAGGCGGCTTGGTCATCAAGCGGATCTCGGCGACCACCTACCTCGAGGGGTACGTCGACGACGACGGGGTCAACTCGCGGGTCAGGCTCGACAAGATCATCGCCGGGGCACGGACGAACCTTGCGACGACGAACCTCGCCGCCCGCATCAGAGCTGCAACCGCGTTCTGGCTGACGACGACAGTCACCGGCAACGACGTCCTCGTCGAACACTTCACCGCTTCTCCAGGACCGCTGACCGCAGCAACCACGATCGCCGGCGCGAGAGCATTCACGCTCAGAACGACCGATGCGACGACGTTCGGGGCGGGCATCGTCGGCGGCTACGGCCGTGTGTGGGTGCCGCAGCACGCGTCCGCCTCCCTCGACGACGAATACGCAACACCTCACTTCTCCGGGTCAAGAACGCTTCCGGCCCTCGTCCAGTTCGCGACGACGATCCCCGGCGACGCGCCGGCCGCCGCCGACATCACCATCACGCACTCCGGTGGCGCCTCCGCACCGATCTGGGCGCTGCTCGCCTGGTCAAAGCGACCGGGATCAGGACTCGCCGGCGCACCTTGGGGAATCCTCGAAGCCGAAGCCGCAACCAACCTCGCCGGATGGGCAGTCACCGCCGACGCCACCGCACGCGGCGGATCGATGCTCAAAGACGCAGCAGCGTCCTACCTGGTCACCTACGCGGCGTCCTGGGCGATCGATCCGTCGCTGCTGGAACCCGACGACTTCGAGAACGAGGTGTCCGTCGAGGTCTGGGGACGGCTGATGCTGGAGTCGACGACGATCTCGCCGAAGTTCACCCTCTCGCTGCGCCCAGAGGACGGCTTGAACTTCGGGTCGGCACGCCAATCCGACGAGTGGGGCCAGGCCGGCCGGGTCCGCGTCGCACCCTCGTCAGGCAGAGGCGTCTACCGCTTCGCCCGGCTCGGGACCGTTCACCTGCGTGTCGATCGGCGCCGTCCACGTAGCTGGCTGCTCTGGCTCGACGCATCCGTCGGCCTCGGCACTTCTGGGGCGTTCGGCATCGACTACCTGGTCGTCGTCCCGTCACGGCAGCGTGCCTGCTCGCCGACCGGCGTCGCGAACGACAGCGGCTACCCGGACTTCATCTCCTCGACCTCGCAGACATCCAAGACGATCTACTCCGACCTGTCGGCATCCGTTGCGATCCCGCCGAAATGGGGCCATCCAGACCATGGGCTCGCTGGCGAGCTGATCGAGCTTCCGCCCGGACAGCTCGACGCGCTCTGCAAGCTCAGCTCGCTCGTTCCAGACGATCCGACTGCCAGCGGCAACACCGAGCAAAGAGACCACACGGGTGCGATCGAGATGAACGTCACGCCCCGCTGGCACCTGCTCCGGAGCAGATGAGCGATGCCCGGTGCCGCAAACGCCAGCGTCCTATTGCAGACGCTCGACGACACCTGGGAGCGATGCGGATCCGGGCGAGCAATCAGAGTCGTGCCGACAAGCCTCGAAGCCACCGCTAACGAGTGGGGCTCGGATACGGCGACGTTCGATCTTAAGCGCTCTCCCGGGACGATCTGGCCCGACATCGCGGCCTTCGCTCCGACGATCATCGAGATCGGAGGCGTCCCCGTCTGGTCAGGACGGACCGGAGACACACCGACCAAAGACGGCCGCGACTTCGTCATCAACGTCCAATGCAGAGGCTGGCAGTACCACCTCGACGACGACGTCTACCAGCGGGCATACGTTCACTCCAAGCTCTCCGACTATAAGGACGTGCGGTCCATCCCGACGGTGACCCTGGGTGCAAACTCCGCGGCGGCGGCTGGCCAGGTGAGCAACGACAACGGCATCGCGCTCATATGGCCCAGCGGCACGCCATGGCTCGTCGGGTCGATCGTCGGCGTCGTGCTCGACCTCGGTCCCTATTCGACCGCCGCGGCTATCTCGTTGGACTACGAGACGAGCAACAACACAGCGTCGATGTACTTCTTCGTGCGTAACATGGCGACTCCTGACTACAGCGGGACCGCCACGAGCGACGCCTACGCGAATCCGCTGACAACGATGGGTGCCAGTGGCACTGTCTCGGCCAACTTTGGCGTCGCACGACGTTACGTCCACTTGTTCATGTTCGCTAACCCCGCCGCGACGCCGGGGGGGGACGTGTGGGTGAAAGTGACGCGGGCCCAGGTGTTTACCGACACCGCCTACCGATCCGGCGGCGACTCGGTGCTGAAGGCGAGCACAGTGATCTCGGACGCTGTAGATCGCGCGACCATGCTTCTGTCTGACGACCGGTCGCAGATCACTCCCTCGACGTTCTCCATCCCGGACTTCGCGCTCAGCAGACATCGCTCGCCGCGAGAGACTTGGGAGACCGTGAACGCCTTCCACAACTGGAAGTCGAAAATCGACATCGAACGCCGCCCTGTGTACGGGCCGCGTCCCACCGCAGCGGAGCTTGAAGTTGGTGCCTGGTCCGGCGCCGAGTTCCTGGACAGCTCTGCGAACAGCGGCGACGAGATCTACAACCGGGCGATCGGCGAGGGCACGGCGAGCGACGGAACCCGCATCGTCGTCGATGGCGTCCCCACCCTCCCAGATCCAAGCTTCGAGGTCGGTGTTGCTGGCTGGAGCGTCACAAACGGGACCTTTGCGCGAGACACCTTCACGTTCAACAGCGCCCCTGCCAGCGGGCGCTGGTCGCCGTCGGCTACGTCGAGACTCACCGGAACGTTCGACGGAACGTTCAGACGCGGGTTCACGTACAAGCTGACCTTCGCGGCCCAAAACATCAACGGCACCGTGGACTGGGGCGGCCAGCAATCGAGCCTCGTGATAGGCAGATTCTGGGGGACCGTCTCGCTTTTCTGGACTCCAACGGCCGACACGGCTGGGGCGACGATCGTCCTCACGCAGGGGTTCAGCGGAGGGTCATACGTTGATGACTTCGAGCTGACCGTCGTAGCTGACCCGACGCTCGTGGGCCGCCGTAGATTCCAGCGCACCAAGACGATCGAGCCGAGCTTCCGGATCACGACCGACGTCGCCGCCCAGCTCAACGACACGTTCGTCAGAGGCCACCAGACGACGCCTCTCAAGGGCGATCTGAACGTCTCGCCGGGTGGCTGTCGACAGGTCATCGGCGGCCAACCAGTCCACCCGTCGATCCTGCTGACAAAGACGCTCGAGCTGATGCGTCTCTCCCATCGGATCGATCCCGATACTGGCGCCGTCGGCCGCTCGGGAACAATGGTCTCGGTCCGGTACACGAACCGAGACCAAACCTCCAAGGTCGGTCTTGACGACCCGTCGCGCCGCAACTTCGATGCGCTGATGGCCCGCCTCGACTCAGTCCAAGGCGCCAGCTAGGCGCCGCAACCCCTCGACCCAACCGAGGACCGATGAGTGAACGAGCGGGAAAAGATGGAGCGATGGGAGCGGCGCCTGCGATTCTTCCGCCGGTCGGTGATCCTCGACTTGGTGTGCCCGATCGTTGGGGTCGTCGGCCTGGTGTGGCTGTTCGTCACCGGGTCGGAGTCCTACGCCGCGTGGCTCGCCTGCGGCGGCGCTATCGGATTGCCTGGCGTCGGCGTGCTCGCCGAGCTCGCCTCCCGGAGGCAGCCATGACCGTCCGCAGCCGGGCGCAAGCGTGGTGGATGGTCTGCACCGTCGCGCCCGCACTGTTGATCGTGACGAAGGGGTGGCTGTCATGACGTGGCGTCGTACGTTCGCGGTGTTGCTGCTGCCGTACCTGGTTCTCGTAGTCGTCGGGGTCGTCGTGCTGTCGAACTTCGAGAGCCGGCTCAACGGGAAGGCCGACCGGGCGACCGACAAGGCCGACGTCGTCCAGCGCAGAACGGAGCGCACTGACCGCAAGGCCGAGAACACCGACCGCCGGGTCGATCGCACCATCCGCCGAGTTGTCGTGACGGAACGCACCCTGTTCGGTCCCGCCGGTCCTCCTGGCCCGGCCGGGCCCCCTGGTGGCGTCGGGCCCGAGGGTCTTGTCGGCGAGGTTGGGCAACCCGGCCCGATGGGCCCGGCCGGTCCGCAGGGAGAGCAAGGCGCGCCGGGCGTTCCAGGCGAGCCGGGAACCGACGGCGCAGACGGCGCAGATGGCAGAGACGGAGAGCCCGGCGCTCAGGGTCCTGCGGGCGAGCCGGGCCCGGTTGGCCCGCAGGGACCTGCGGGTCCTGGGCCGACTGACGAGCAGATTGCCGCAGCGGTTGCTGCGTATTGCTCGCAGCCCGGCAACTGCGGCACGCCCGCACCGTAGTTCCTCCGGCCCCGCGCGGGCCTCAATCGAAGGGAGCGTCCAATGCGACGCCAAGCTCTCGCCGCTCTCGCGGCTGCTACCGCTGCCATAGCGGTTGGCGGCACGCTCGTTCTTCAGCCGTCCTCGACGGCTGCCGTGCAGTGCTCCCAGGTCGCCGCGACGTCGGGCGCTGACACCGCAGCCGGCACGGTCGACGCGCCGTACCGCACCGCCGGGAAGCTTGCCGCGTCGCTCAGAAGCGGCGAGACGGGCTGCCTTCGCGCCGGCGTCTTCCAGCAGGACCTGACGGTCACCGTTCCTGGGATCACGCTCACGTCCTACCCCGGCGAGCGCGCCACCCTGACCGGCCGGCTGTACATCCGCAGAGGCGCCAACGGCGTGCTCGTCACCGGCCTGAACTTGAACGGCAAGAACGCCGGCCTGTTGCCGTCGCCGACGATCAACGCCAGCGACGTCAGCTTCACCGGCAACGACGTGACCAACGACCACACGTCGATCTGCTTCGTCGTCGGCTCGGACACGTACGGCCGTGCGCAGCGCACCGTGATCAGGGGCAATCGCATCCACGACTGTGGCCGGATCCCGTCGTCCAACAAGGATCACGGCATCTACGTCCAGGCCGCGGACGACACTCAGATCGTCGACAACGTGATCGTCAACAACGTCGATCGCGGCGTCCAGCTCTACCCCGATTCGCAGCGGACGCTGGTGAAGGGCAACGTCATCGACGGCAACGGCGAGGGGATCATCTTCTCCGGCTCTGGTACGACGTCGTCGAACAACACGGTCACCGGCAACCTGATCACGTTCTCGCGGATCCGCCATGACGTCGAGTCGTGGTATCCGTCGGGCACCGCCCCCGGGGTTGGCAACACGGTCACCGGCAATTGCATCTTCGGTGGAGCTCAGGGCACGATCGGCACGCAGACCGGTTTCACGGCGGCCAACAACCTGCTCGTCGATCCTGGCTACCGCGATCGTGCCGGCGGCGACTACCGGATCTCGGCCACCAGCCCGTGTGCCGCGCTGATCGCGACAAGCCTCGCACCCGCCGGTCCCAACGGAGAGCCGCCTGTCGCAGCGGTCGTCCCGAATCCCGATCCTGATCCGGATCCCGATCCGGCGTGGGAGCCGGTCGTCGGCGCTCGCGTGAAGGTGACCAAGACCAGCTCGGCGCAGTTCGGCCAGGCCGGTGAGATCGCCTACCTCTCAGGCGACCACCTTCGGGCGGTGCTGCTGCTCGACTCGATCTCGGTCAAGCCGGTACTGATCGCAGACATCGGGCCGGAGCACTAGCCCGCTCGGTTTCTGCGGCCCGTGACGGGGCCTACATCCCCGCCCTCGCGCGTAAAACACCACCGATAGGAGGTAGCCGCGTGCCGGCTGATCACCCCTTCCCGGGCAAGCCGATGAAGCTCGGCTCCAAGGGCCATGCGGTCGAGGCACTCCAGCGCGAGCTGGATGTCCACGCTGACGGCAAGTTCGGGCCCCGGACCGCTCTTGCCGTCGAGCGCTTCCAGCGCAACCGCAAGCTCGGCACCGACGGCATCGTCGACAAGGTCATCTGGCACGCGGTCTTCGGGCTGCCCGCCCCCGAGCTCCATCCCCAGAAGCCGGAGACGTCGGCCGACAAGCTGCGCCGCTTCCGCGTTGAGATCCTGCGTCAGTCGCGACGGCTGCGACGGCTGCGGCCGGGTAGACGCCGGTCGAAGGTCAAGGCTCGGCGCCGCACGGTCATCGAGGCAGCCCGCCGGATCGTCCGTCGCAACGCCGGGCCGCGGGTAGTGGGCCGCAACAAGGTTCGTGGCGGCACTCCGGGCTGGCGGTTCCGGTTCGCGGCTGAGGAGGCGATGCGCCGCTACAACGCCGGGCAGCGGCCGTCGTTCTATTCGCAGGCCGGGCTGTACACCGTCGACTATGCACTGACTGGGGAGCCGCTTGGCTTCCGGTCGGACTGTTCGCAGTGGGTTGCGTCGTTGTTCAAGGCGTGCGGGCTGCCCGACCCGAACGGGCTCGGGTTCTCGGGCGGGTTCACTGGCTCGCTCGCCGCGCACGGCCACGAGATCTCCCACGAGCAAGCCGACCTCGAGCGGGCCCGGCCGGTGCTGGTGATCTGGGATCCGAACGGGGACTCCGGCCATGTCGAGGTCTACCTCGGCGCGAACCGGACGATCGGGCACGGGTCGCCGCCGATCGCCGCGCACTCGATAGCGGACTTCGCCTACAAGCCCGGCGGCCCCCGCTTCTACCGGTACTGAAGACCGGCCAGCTTCTCTGGGCCCCCTTGGTGCGGCCCGTCGTGTCCCCCACCGAGGATGGTGATCGCCTCTGCTTCGAGCCGTCTCGATAGCAGCCGTGACCATGTCCCTGCTCGTCCCGCCCGCGTTGGCGCCGGCGAACCCCACCGACGATCATTGCGCGCGCACCTACACGCGCGCGACGTTTCACCACGTCGCCCACGACGCCTTCGACGGCCGGCACCGTGCGACCGGCCACGAGCGACGCACCATCCGGCGAGTGGTCGCCTGCCAGCGGTTCGTGAAGTCGCGGCCGATCGTGCGCTTTCACCTGGACCGCTACCGTCGGCACCACCTCGGCGAGCTCGCCCGGCGCGCTGCCGAGCGACATGTCCGCGAGCAGATCGCCGCGTTGACCCCGTACAACTGCGGCAGCGCCGGGCGCTTTGCCGTCCCGTGCGGCATCGTCTCCTGCGAGTCGGGCTTCTCGTGGAGCGCCTACAACTCGTCCGGGGCGGCGGGCCCCTACCAGGAGATGGCGATGCACGGCCGTCCGTGGCCGGTCCGGTCGCTCGCCGACCAGCTTGAGCATCACCGCATCGCCGCCCGTCTGTGGGCTGGCGGTGCTGGCGCATCCCACTGGGTGTGCAAGGGCTGACGGCCCGCCGCCCCCCCGTCTACCTCGAGGAGAACTTGTGTCGACAACCTCCCAGACCGCCGTGCTGTCCAAGCCGAGCATTACACCGGCTCAGATCGTGTCGGGCATCCCGATCGCCGCCGAGTTCGGTCATGCGTTCGGGCTCTACACGCTCAGCCAGCCCCAGCAGGACAGCCTGTCGAAGCTGGTCATCTGGTCGCTTGCGTTGCTCGGCGCCGACGCGCTGATCCGTGTCGGCCGGGCGATCGGCCTCGGCAAGAAGTAGAGGCCACCCAACCGAATAGCTGTGCTCGAGCGCCCTTGGCCCTACCGGCCGAGGGCGCTCTTCGCGTTATGGAGCCCGCCTGCGGATCGAGACGCAGGAAGCGTTGACGGCCGCGCAGAATCGCCGAGCGTTCTCCATCGCTTCGGCTCCCGTCAGGCCAGCGCTGCGTGCTGCGCGAGCGAGCCGTTGCGCGCCCTCTTGGATCTGCTCGTCGGTTAGGTGCGGGTAACCGGCGGCGGCGTCCATGTGGGCGCGGATCCGGTCGAACACCTTGTGAGTTGCCGATCTCATGAAATTCATCCTACGACGCGCGGCGGCGAGAGCGCCACCGGGGCTAGCTACCTACGCTGGCCTCGACCAACTCCGAGGGCAAATCACTGCGGTAGCCCCACCAGTATCGGATGTACTCGTTCGGTGTTCTGCACGACGAGCAGGTGCCAACGTGGTCGTGGTCGCGGATGCGATTGCAGGTGAAGCAGGGTGCGGCAACCTTGTTCGCAACCCCAGGCCAGACCGGGACCGTGGAGGGCCGGGAGAGGGTTTGGGGCGCGAAGGCGTGGCCGCAGTGCGGGCACTTGCCGGCCGCATCGTTGATGAGCTCGGCGCAGCCGGGGCAATGCTTTCGGCCATGCTCACCTGGGCCTGCGAGTGCGAGGTAGATCAGCGCAAAGATGCCGAACAGGGCACCAGCGATAACCCAGCCGACGAACGAGCGGCCGCGTGCAGCAGCGATGAGTCCACAGAGCAGCGCACCGGCGGCTGCCCAAATGACGAGATAGCCAGTCAGCACTGCTGAACCTCCCGCGGGTTGGCTTGGCGAGTAGCGGACCTTACCCAAGGGGTCGGGCCACTCATCGCAGATCGTCGGGGCGCGGCACGCCCGGCCGCCGGGGGAGGGCGGCCGGGGCGCGCTTAGCGCACGAGCGTTCACCTGGCTCGTGGCGCTTCGCCGCAGGGCCCGAGGGTGCCGCGGCGAAGATCGGGGTCATCGTGTGAGTCTGCGCATCGCGATCCGTTCTTCGAGGCGCCCGACGTCGCGGCGCAGCGCGATCAGCTCGGGGAGATGCGTTGCGGCGGCCATGCGTTGCACGGTCGCGTCGCGGATGTACTGCGCGCTGGAGACTCCTGCGCGTGCACCGGCGAGCTTGAGCTGCTGCCAGGTCTCCTCGTCGAAGCGAACGGTCGTGGCGTGCATCGGCACGCCCGGAAGGTAGCTCCGTTTCGCCGATCGGTGGGGATAGATAGAGGCCGGTAGCGGATGTCGTATGAGATCCGCTACCTGTCGCGCCGCAAGCGGTCCTCCAGCTTGTTCAACCTCTCGTGGATCGCGGCTATCTCGTCGCGCTGGGTGTCTCGTCCGAGGCGGTAGGTCACCGCCATGGCGAGGTAGTGCGCGACCGAGACGCCCTGTTGCTGGGCCTCGCGTTCGACCTCGTCTGCGAGGTCGTCCGGGAGGCGCAGCGTCATGCGGCGCATTGCGTCCGACGATAACCACGCGGGATTGCTCAACGCATTGGAATTGCCGGGGTGGCGGCACGGGTGGCGTCGTATGTGACGCCGGGGAGCGTTTCGGCGTGCCTAGTGGCGCATGCACGACGGTGTTCAAAGTAGTGAAGGGGCGAGGAACCGGGGCGAGAGAGATCAGAAGGGGCGCATGCAGGCGACCGACGACCGTGGGCGCACCGCGCGCGAGAGCGCGATCGACGGTCTGCGTGCGATCGCCCAGTTCGAGGAGTACGTCGCGGCTGAGATCGACGAGCCGGGCTATTACGGCGAGATGGCTGCTGTGCTCAGGCTGAGCGCTGCTGAGCGTCGCGACGTGGCCTCGGGACTCTGCGACCCGCCGCCTTCTCCACCGGTGGAAGCGCTGCGTCTGGTGACGTAGCGGCCTTGAGTCCCAGGGGTCGGCGCACTTTCTCGAGGTTCGCGAGCGCGACGTCAAAGCCGACCTCGTACTCATCGAGCGCGCGTCGGGCAAGCGCGAGATCGTGCGCCGGGAACTCGCCCGGCTGGACAGCAAGCGCCAAGCCGACGGTGACGGCTGTCGCCTCCTTCGGGCGGCGCTCGGGCATCCCCTCAAGCTGAGCGATGGTGTCGCGGCTAGGCCCGCGCTCCATCCCCAACTCCCGTGCGATGTCCTGAGCCCGGTAGGCAAGGGCCTCGAGCGTGGTCTTGCGGACCTCCCTGATCGCCTTCAGCTGGCGTCCGAACGGCTCGTGCATGCCGTCAATGGAACTTGCCGCATGCATTCTTGACAATGGAGCCGACTGCATGTAGTCTGCTGCACGATGAGAATCCGGCGTCACCCCACAACGCTCGATCGCGTCCTCCGCGAGCAGGGCCGAAGCGCTCGGTGGCTCGCAGGACAGATCGGCGCGCACGAGGCGGAAGTCTCTCGCTGGCGTCATGGGCTCCACGTTCCGGAGCAGCGTACGCGCGATGCGATCGCTCGTGCGCTCGGTAAGACGGTCGACGAATTCGACTGGTCCGAGCAGAACCGGGCGGCGGCGTGATGCTGGCGCTGCACCAGCCTGTCCTGCGCGGGACCCTTGCCACGGCCGTCCCGGCTTGCCCGCATCGCCGTGGCACTCGTCGCTGGACGCACGAGACGTGTCCTGATTGCCGGCGACGTGAGGCGCCGCGCTGGTCCTCGCCCCCCCCGTTCGACCTCTTCGTCCAAATCGAGCGGCTGCGAGGCGCGCTCCGATGAGCTTCCCCAGCCCCGTTTCGTTCGACGTCGGGCACGTCACCGGCCCCGCCCTTCCCCCTCGGGTGGGCTCCCCCGCCGGTGGCGTGCCGGACGCCGAGCACGCCAACGAAAGCGCCCCGGCAGCGTTGACGCGCTCCGGGGCCGACAACAGGAGGTACGTCCTGATGCACCCCCAGCCTAGCGCGCTCGACGCGCTCGCCCAAGCCGTCCGCATGCGCGGCCTCGCCCCGGCGAGCGTGCCGGTCGCGTGCCGTTGCGGCGACAGCCGCGACGGCCGGATGCTGCTCATCCGCGAGATCGAGGACGGCGCGTTCTTCGACACGGTCATCGAGGACCTGGGCGCCGGTGACGGCCCGTCGATCCTGCGGTGCGACGAGTGCGATCTCCTGCTCGCCGCTGACCTCGTGGTCCTGCGCGACCGGCACGGCCGGTGCGCGCCGTTCCTGGCTGAGATCGCGGCGGTGGCGTGATGGGCCGCATCAGATCGGGGCGATTCTCTGCCCAGCATTCAGAGGACCTCGACGGAGTAATCGTCTCGATAGGGGACTACCCGACGTGGGCGACCACCGTGCTCACGTGGGAAGAACTGGCCGAAGCACGCAACGTCCTCGATGACCTGCTCGACGAGAGCAAGCCGAAGGCGGTGGCGGCATGAGCGTCCTGACCGCCAAGCGCGTCAGCGTCGAGATCGTCGACGAGGCGATCTGCGCGCGCGCCCACAACCTTGAGCAGAACCGGCTGATCCACGACGCCTCACCGGAGTGCGACAGCCTGGTCGAAGCGATCAACGCCCTCACCGGCCTGGTCGAGCCCGAGCGCATCACTCTCATGCTCGACTTGACCCTCAAGCTTGCCCAGTCCAACGCTGCCGAAGGCGAGCACGAGCGGACGATCGCGGGAGCCGGAGAGCGGATGGTCCACGCGCTGCGTCCGACTGCCGGACGCCAGTCGCTGAACCGTCGCGATCTCGCAGAGCGGCTGCGACCCATCCTCGACGACCTCGCCGCCGGCACGGGAACCGACCCGATGGTCTACGTGCGCGCCGCTCGCGACCTTGCGGCCGTCCAACGTGAGGTGCCGCTCAAGACGCTGCTCTCGCCGTCGCTCGCCAATCAGCTCGGCGAGGGCAGAACGCGCCTCCTGCACGAGCTGATCTCGGCGGAGGCGTCGTCATGACCGCCCTGTTGCTCTGCGCCGCCATGGTCCTGGCTCTGGCGTTGCCCGGGCTCAGCCTCGCGGCGCTCGCCTGGGTGTGCGGAAGGAGCGTCGGATGATCGCCATCGGCGTCTGCCTGCTTTGGGCCCTGATCGCGCTGTTCGCGATCGCCATGTGCGCTGCCGGCGGTCGAGCTGACCGGCTGGCCGATCGCCTTCTCCGACCGCGCCGCTCGACCGCCGCTCGTAGGGCGTGGGCTGATCCGCTCGACGACGTCTGGGCTGATCGGAGGGTCGCATGAGCGCGGCGATCGAACGTCGCAATGGCAACGGCGTCGCCACGACCCTGACGGCGGATCAGGTCGCGCTCATCAAGCGCCAGATCTGCAAGCCGAAAGACCGCGATGCAACGGACGACGAGCTGTCCCTGTTCACCGCGCAGTGCGAGCGCACCGGGCTCGACCCGTTCGCTCGTCAGATCTACGCGATCTTCCGCTGGGACAGACGCGCCAACGCCGAGAAGATGAGCATTCAGGTCTCGATCGACGGGCAGCGGCTCGTCGCCGAGCGCACCGGCAAGTATGAGGGCCAAGTCGGCCCGTTCTGGTGTGGCCCCGACATGGTGTGGACGGATGTCTGGCTCAAGACGGAGCCACCGTCGGCAGCGAAGGTGGGCGTCTGGAAGGCCGGCGCGCGTGAGGCGACCTATGCGGTCGCGCGGTTCTCCTCGTACAAGGCGTCGACGCCGCTGTGGACCGCGATGCCCGAGGTGATGATCGCGAAGTGCGCGGAGGCCCTGGCGTTGCGCAAGGCGTTCCCGCAAGAGCTCAGCGGTCTCTATACGTCGGAGGAGATGGAGCAGGCGGTCGCGCCCGCGGCGACGACTCCGCCCCCGGAGCAGGCGCGCGCCGTTGAGGCTGTTGTCACGCCTTCCGACGAGGAGGTAGCGCACTTCACAGGGCTGGCCCGAGACGCCTGTGAGCGTGGGCTTGCGACCAAGCAGAACCTCCTCATGATGCTGACGGCCGCAGGGGCGTCGGACACGGCGTCCATCTCGCAGGCCTTCGCGACCTGCCCACTCGCGGAGGCGCGCAAGCTCGCCGAGGCACTCGCCGGCACCGTGGCCGACGCGGTCGCCCAGGAGACGGGCGCGGAGGCTTCGGCATGAGCGGCGACGCCGTCACGGTCGTCCGCGAGATCCCAGAGGTCGGAGCGCTCGAGTACGTCGAGCGTCCGAAGTCGCGCGGCTACTACCTGCGCCGCCACGGCGAGCAGACGCGCGAACGCCTGGTCTCGGTGACCGGCGTGCTGAACGTCCTCGCCAAGCCAGCGCTGATTCGCTGGGCGGAGGAGAAGGGCGCCGCCGGCGCGGTCCGCGCCGAGCGGATGGGCGAGCTGGTCGACGTCGACCCGAGCGAGGCGGTCCATCGCGTCCGCGCGCTCGGGCTCGGCGCCGACGCCGCCCGCAATGAGGCGGCCGGCCGCGGCCTCGACACCCACTCCGTGCTGGAGACGTGGATGACCGAAGGCGAGCCGCCGAACGTCGCCGACTACCCGGCCGACGTCCGCGGCTACATCCAAGGGGTCGCACGCTGGCTCATCGCCGAGGCACCCGAGCTGATCTGGGCCGAGCGCATCGTCTGCCATCCGCGCCTGCGCTACGCCGGTCGCGCCGACCTTCGCGCACGGATCGGCGGGCGCGACGTGATCGTCGATCTCAAGACGAACCGCTCCGGCACGAGCTACCCGGAGGCGCACATCCAGGTCGCCGCCTACACCGCGGCCGAGGTCGAGTGCGGCGAGGACCCACCCGACGGCACGCTCGTCGTCTGCGTCGGACCCGACGGCACCTACGAGGCGCTGCACGGCCTCGCGGGCGCCGACAGCTTCGAGCACGTGCTCGACTGCTACCGGCTCATGGGCGACGTGCGCAGCCGTGTCGAGGCGACGCGTCGCGCGACCAGCAAGGCAGCCGAGGCGGTGCTCGCATGAGCGGCAACGCCGAGCCCTACGACTTCCAGCAGGCACGCGACGCGATCAACTCCGCGAAGACGGTCCAGGCCCAGGCCGAGGCGTTCCGCCGCGACGCCGCCAAGGCGCTCGCAAGCGCTGAGCAGACCTATCGGATCGCGCTCGCGAAGAAGATCGTCGAGGTCCACGCCGCAGGTGCTGCTTGGACCGTGGCGCAGGACCTCGCCCGCGGCGACGAAGCGGTAGCTCAACTGCGCTACCTGCGCGACGTCGCCAGGGGCGTCCTCGACGCCGCCGAGCAGGCCGGCTGGCGTCACGCCGCCGACCGCAAAGACCTTGGCCGCCTCGTCGACTGGTCGCGAGGTGTCGCACCCGACGGCCAGACGCGCGAACCCCCCGACCACCTCAGGAGAGTCGCTTGATGACCACCTACATCGTCCTGCGTCGCGACGAGACGGCCGGCACCTTCGCGGTGCTCAAGCCGAACGTCGAGGCCAACACCGACAAGGAGGCGATCCGCAAGGCGGTCAAGGGCCTCGACTTCGACGGGTCCGGTGAGTTCGTCGCAGTGCCGGCCCGTAGCTTCCGCACTCGCAAGCTGCTGCGCGAGACCGTTCAGCGGGAGCTGTTCGAGGCGTGAAGCGAACCGAACTTGAGCGCCGCACACCGCTGGCACGCACGTCGCGCCTGCGCGTGAAACCCAAGTCCCGCCTGCCGCGCGCGCTGCGTGACCTCGAGCGCCGCCTGCGGGAGCGCTGGGCAGCTCACGCGCGTGCCGGCACGTGCGCCGTGTGCGACTCCTGCGACCACGTTCGCGGCCACCACGCCATCGAGAAGCAGGCGCTCAAGCGGATCTGCCGCGCGCTCGGCCTCGACGAGGAGGCGACCCTGCGCGTGCTGTGGGACCTGCGCAACCTCATGCGCGCCTGCGACCGCTGCCACCACAACCACCACTTCGGGACACGACGCATCCCGCGCGCGGTCGTGCTCGGCGCCTGTCCGAAGCTGACGCAGTTCCTCGCCGAGCTTGACGCCGGCTGGCTGCTGGACCGCACCTACTCGGAGCCGACCGCGTGACGCTGCTCGCCACGATCGTGCTCGCCTTCTCGGCGCCGCCCGCTGGCGACTGCCCGACGACGTACTCGCGCGCGGACTTCCATCGGGTCGCCCGGCGGGCCTTCGACGGCGTCGCTTCTGCGACCGACCATGAGCGGCGCACGCTGCATCGCGTCGTGCGCTGCCAACGCCGCCCCGCGTCCGCGCCGCTCGTGCGCTTCCACGCTGACCGCTACCGCAGATCGCACCGGCTGAGCCTCGCGATCCGCGAGGTAACGCCCTATGACTGCGGAGCGATCGGCAGCTATGCGATCCCCTGCTCGATCGTCGCATGCGAGTCGGGGCCGACGACAGCCGTCCCGAAACGGTGGTCCACCGTCAACCCGATCGGTGCGCTCGGGCCCTACCAGTTCCTGAACAAGCCGGTGCCGTGGCCTGTCCGCACTGGCGCCGACAGACTCGCGCACCATCGCAAGGCGGCCGAGCTTTGGGCCAGCGGCGCCGGCGCGTCTCACTGGACGGAGTGCCTCTGATGAGCCGAATCGAGGACTTCGACAACGGCATCTGGTCCCACCCGGATTTCGAGGAGCTGTCACGCCAGGCAGCGTGGCTCTACATCTGGAGTTGGACCAACCCTCGCTGCGACATGGCCGGCATCTATCAGGTCGGCAAGCGCGCGATGACCGAGAGCCGGGTCGAGCTGTGCGACATCGACGTTGCGCTCGCCGAGCTCGCCGCGGTCGACTTCGCCTACTACGAGGATGGCGTCCTGTGGATCAGCTCGCGCGTGAAGCGTCTGCGGTCCAAGTCACCGCGCATGGCGATCGGCGTAGCACGCGACTTCGCGAAGGTGCCCGTCGGGCATCCGCTGCGTGCCCGCTGGCTCTCGATGTACGGCGATCACGCATGGCTGCGCGACGCTCTCAAGGACGTGAGCGGGAACCTCAACCGAACCTCTGTAGAGGTTCCCGTAACACCCGATGATCCGGGGGATTCCCTGAACCTCACTAGTACCTCTATAGAGGTACCTAAGGACAGGTCAGAGTCTTACCCTCCAAAGACTAAGGATCTACAGCCACTCGGCGCGCGCGCGAGCGGCAAGGTCGACCAGACGCTCCCGCCCCGCGAGCTGCCGACCGAGATCGCCGAGCGGCTGCATCCCGTCCTCGCCCTCCTCGAGGGCGTCCAACGAGAACGCGGCGGCAACGTGCCGACCGTCCGCGGCGTCGGCCTCGCGCTGACCCGACACCCGCGCCGCGACCATCTCGCCGTCGCCTACGAGCTCCAGCATTGGGCGCTCGCCGGTCGTGGCCAGAACCAGGCCGTCAAGGACTGGGCGCGGACCTACACGACGTTCCTCGAGCGCTCGCCGGAGGCAGACCCGTCCGCGCCGAGCAACGTCACGACGCTCAGAGCCGGTGTGAGGCCGACCGCGAACACCGGCGACCTGTCCCGCTTCGACCGCATCCAACCGGCGAACGCGAAGGGAGCTGTCGCGTGAGCGACGACGGCGACTACCAGGACGTCGTCTGCGTTGGCTGCGGCTGGCGCGACCGGCGGCTTGTCCCCAAGGGCCTGACCGGCTGGATTCGCGAGTTCGCATGCTCGCGGGAGCATCTGTGTGAGACGTGCTGGGCGACCGGCCGACGCGATGAAGCGCAAATCGCCGAGCAGCGCGAGCGCGAGGCCGCCCACCGTGAGACGCAGCACCGCATCCGCATCTCCGGGATCCCAGACCCACTGCGCACCGCCTCGCTCGTCGACCTCGACCTGCACCAGCCGATCGACGACGCGCGTCGTTGGGCCAGACGCGAGCTGGCCGGGCTGCTGCTGACAGGGTCGGTCGGTGCCGGCAAGACGCACACCGCCGCCGCCGCCGCCGTCGCCGCGCTCCAGACCCGAAAGGTGATCTGGTGCTCGGTGCCGACGCTGCTGGCGCACCTCTCGATGGAGCACAAGGCCGAGCAGCATCTCGCAGCGCTGAACGCCCTCACCGGGACCGGCGCGCTGGTGCTCGATGATCTCGACAAGGCCCGGCCGACCGACTATGGCGCTGAGCGGATCTTCGCTGCGATCGACAGCCGCACAGCGGCCGGCGCGCAACTGCTGGTCACGACGAACCTGGAGCTGTCTGAGATCGCGACGCGCTACCCGCAGCCGTACGGGGAGGCCATCGCGTCCCGGCTCGCCGGCTACTGCACGTGGCATCACATCGACCATCCCGACCGCCGGACGGGAGCGGTGGCATGAGCGCGATCGCTACCAATGGCCGGCGCTATGACTCGGCGACGATCGCCGAAGCGCGAAAGCTCGCCGACGCAAGCTGGTCGGCGTACAAGATCGCGCAGATCTTCAACCGCCGAGGCATCCCGGTCTCGGAGGGAACGGTTCGTTGCTGGATTGATCCGAAGTACGCCGAGCGTCGCAGCCTGGGCAACAGGCAGCGCATGCGAGAGGTGCTCGCGAAGGCAAAGGCCGAGAGAGCGCAAGGCGGACCGTGGTTCCACGCGAACGCCAGCGCGGAGTACAGGATGCAGCGCCTGGTGGCGTTGGCGACGGTGGGCCTCACGGTCCCCAAGCTCGTCGAGGTCCTTCGCCTGGACTTCGGCGACGTGCTGTCTGAGCACGAGGTTCGCCGAGCTGTCGAAACTGGTCGTCCACCACGCCGCTGGCGCCCAACCGAAGGCCACGACCGGACGGCGCGGGCCGCATGAGCGACTTGACCCACCTCGTCTCCGGCCCCGCCGGCTACTACCGCGACGACCAGCCGGTCTCGCGCGGCCAGTGGGCTGACATCGCCAAGCTGGCGCTGGAGGTGCTGGGCCTCGAGGTCCCCGAGTCGCGCTATGACGCGACGGTCGTCACGGTGCGGCTGCGGGCCGCTGCCGAGCACGCGAAGCCGGATGTGCCGATCGTGCCGGAGGCGTGGTGATCGCGACCGACCCTCGCATCGACCTGGCGCCGGCGCGCGCGCTGCTGGAGCTCGTCCCGGCCGACGAGTGCACCCAGGCGGTCGAGGACGCCGCGATGGCGCTCGAGCATCGTCGGGCGATGCGAGAGCCGCGCCCGCGATCGGGGCCGCAGGCGCGCTGCTCGGCGTGCTGCCGGTTCAAGTCCAACCCGTCGGCTGAGTGCGGTTGCGGCTACTGGCCTGGCCAGGGGTACGCGGCGTGACGGCCTTGACCCCCGACGCGGTCGCGACGGCGCTCGAAGTGAGCACGAAGACGGTCATGCGCGCGATCGGTCGCGGCGAGCTGCGGGCCTCCCAGCTCGCCGAGCGCGGCTGTTGGCGAATCCTGCCCGAGGACGTCGACGCGTGGCTCGAGCTTCGCGCCAACCGGCCGCGCGAGCTGGCCCGCGGTCCGCGTACGGGACCGATCGTCCCCGCGTCGTTTCGGGTTCGGACGGGTGCATCCTCGCGTCGCGGGGGCGAGCGCGGCAAACTGCGCGTCCCGACCACGGCAAGGATGGACGCATGAGACAGCCGCGCGGAGTTCGCGGAATCGAGAATCGTCGCCGCAGGCGCCGCGACGGGACGATCTACTGGACGTTTCGGGTCCGGTGGATCAACCCGATCACCGGGGCGCGCGAGAGCGAGGAGTTCGATGACCAGCAGGAGGCGATCGACTTCAAGGCCACGCTGCGGCTCGCCAAGCGCGGCGGTCGCGTCAGCGACATGAGCGCCGGCAAGGCTCTGCTCGCCGACTTCGTCGAGCAGGAGTGGTGGCCGAAGTACGCATGTGTCGAGCTGGAGCAGGCGACGCTCATCTCCTACGCGTCGGTGTGGAACCTGCACGTGCTCCCACATGTCGGTGGGCTTCCGCTCCGTCAGCTCGACCCGGCGGCAGTCGCGGCTTTGCGCAGAACCCTCGAGGATGCGGGGGTCGGTACGCCCACGATCCGAAAGGCGCTCGCGATGCTCCAGAGCGTCTGCTCGACGGCTGTCACATGGGGACGGATCACCACGAACCCGGTCGCCGCGGTCCGCAAGCCGCGGGTCAACAAGCCGACGGTCAAGGCGATGTCCGTTCTGACGATCGAGCAGATCGCCGACCGCATGCCCGACCAGGCGAGCCGGGTGCTGGTGTACCTCGTCGGCTACCAGCGGCTGCGGCCCGAGGAGGCGCTCGCGCTCCAAAACGAACATGTCGGAAGACGGACCCTGGTCGTCGAGCAGAAGAACGTCGACGGCGAGATCTACCCGTGGCAGAAGGTCGGCGGCATGAGACCCCGTTCGGTCAGCCTGCTCAAGCCGGTCGGGGCCGAGCTCGCGGCGCTCAAGATGGAGCGTGGTCCGGCGTTGCCGAGCGCGTTCGTTCTTGCCCGCGCTGACGGCAAGCCGTGGCGCGAGCACGACTATCGCAACTGGCGCCGCCGCGTCTACAAGCCGGCCGCGGAGGCAGTCGGTGTCGAGGCGCCAGGCCGCCCCTACCGGCTCCGGCACGCCGGGGTCAGCCTCCTGCTGCGCGAGGGCAAGCTGTCGATCGCGGATCTTGCGGCGGAGAACGGCCATTCGGTCGAGACGATGCTCGCCGATTACTCGCACGTCATCGCCGAGTTCAAGAACCAGCGCAGCGTGCCGGTCGAGCGCCAGATCGCAGACGCGCGCCGCAAGATCGCGAAGCGGAGAGCAGCATGAACAGGTCAGCCGCCGCGACCGGAACGCCCCCAGAACGCCCCCAGATGACTGCGGCCCTCGGCGTATGCATTCCCGAATCGCCCGCCACAACGGCAAGCCGACGCCCGGATTCGAACCGGGGACCCCTTCATTACGAGTGAAGTGCTCTACCAGCTGAGCTACGTCGGCGCGGCTCGACATCGTAGCCGAGGACCGAACCGGCGGATCGCCGAGGCGGCGCTGTTACAGTCGCTCGCGTGGTGTCACTTCGCGCACCGGCGTCGGACTCGCTCAACGGTGCTCGGCGGGCCGTCGAGCTGGAACGGCTTGGGGCGGGCGAGGTCGTCGACGTGCTCGTGGTGGGCGGCGGCATCACCGGCGCCTGGGTCGCGCTCGACGCCACGACGCGCGGCCTGAGCGTCGCGCTGCTCGAGCGCGGCGACCTTGCGCATGGCACCAGCCGTTGGAGCTCCAAGCTCGCGCATGGCGGCCTGCGCTACCTCGCCAACGGCGAGGTCGGGCTCGCGTGGGAGTCGGCGCGCGAGCGCGCGACGCTGATGGCGGTCAGCGCGCCGCATCTCGTGCAGGCCCTGCCGATGCTGATCCCGCTCGGCGCGCACGTCGATCGGGGCGATGGGATCAAGCTGGAGGCCGGCGTGCGCATCGGCGACCGGCTGCGAGCGCTCGCCGGCACGAGCCGTCGCGCACTGCCGCCGGCACGACGCATCGGCATCCACGAGGCGTGTCGGCTCGCTCCCGGGCTGAGCGATCGCGAGCTGCGCGGCGCCCTCCTGCACTGGGATGGGCAGATCGAGGACGACGCCCGCCTCGTCGTCGCGGTGGCGCGCACCGCCGCGGCGCACGGGGCGCGCATCCTCACCTACGCGCGCGTGACCGCCCTCGCCGCCGACGGCGCCGAGGTCTGCGACGAGCGGACCGGCGCGCGCCTCGAGGTGCGCGCGCGCCATGTCGTCAACGCGACCGGCGTGTGGGCAGGCGAGCTGGTCGAGCGCGTCGCGCTGCGGCCCAGCAAGGGCTCTCACCTGCTCGTGCGCGCCAGCGCCGTCGGCGAGCCGCGCGCCGCCGTCAACGCGCCGCTGCCCGGCGCGGGCCTGCGCTTCGCCTTCGCCGTGCCGCGGCCCGACGATCTCGTGCTGATCGGGATCACCGACGAGCCGTTCGACGGTCCGATCCCCGACGAGCCGCGCGTCGACGCCGAGGAAGAGCGCTTCCTGCTGGAGGCGATCGGCCGCGTGCTCGAGCGACCGCTCGGCGCCGGCGACGTCGTGGGCCGCTACGCGGGCCTGCGTCCGCTGCTGGCCGACGGCGAGGGCCCCACCGCCGACCTCTCGCGCCGCCACGCGCTCGTGGAGCACGAGGGCGTGCTCACCGTCGTGGGGGGCAAGCTGACGACCGCGCGCCGGATGGCGCAGGACGCGGTCGACCGCGTCGTCGCGCGGCCGAACGTCCCCGCGGGCGCCTGTCTGACGACGAAGCTGCCGCTCGTCGGCGCCGTCGGCCACGACGCCGCGAGCGACCCGCCGGCACGGCTCGTGCGCCGCTACGGCGCCGAGGCGCCGCGCGTCGTCGCGCAGGCGGGCGGAGACCCGGCGCTGCTGGAGCCGATCGCGCCCGGCGTGCCCGTCTGCCGCGCCGAGCTGCGCTTCGCGATCGCGCACGAGCTGGCGCTCACGCCCGCCGACCTGCTCGATCGCCGCAGCCGCATCGGCCTCGTGCCCGCCTGGCGGGAGGCCGCGCTGACCACCGCGGGCGAGCTGCTCGAGAGCTAGCTGGAGGGCGCGCCGGGCAGCGGCGCGGGGTCGAGCAGCTTGCCGGGATTCATGATGCCGGTCGGGTCGAGGGTCGCCTTGGCGGCACGCAGGACGGCGATCCCCAGCGGCCCGACCTCGCTCGGCAGCCACGGCCCGTGGTCGCGCCCGACGGCATGGTGGTGGGTGATCGTTCCCCCATGGGCGAGGATCGCCTCGCTCGCGGCCGCCTTGGCCGCGTGCCACTGCTCGAGCTCGGCGCCCGCCTCCTGCCGCGCGACGAACGTGAAGTACAGCGAGGCGCCCGTGCGGTACACGTGCGAGACGTGGCCCATCACGACCGGCGGCGTCGCGCGGCCGCGCAGCGCGCCGTCGATCGCCGCGACGACCGCGACGTGCAGCTCGAGCAGGCGGCTCCACGTCGTGGCCGTCTCGAGCGTCTCGACGAGCACGCCGTGAGCCAGCAGCTCGTCGCGCAGGTAGGGCGCGTGGAAGCGCCCTCGCTCCCAGGCCGCGCCGACGCGCGTGCCGAGCGCGACCGCGCCGTGGGCGCGCAGCACGCGCGTGGCGACGTGACGGCGCCGGCGCACGGCGGCCTCGTCGGCTCCCTCCCAGCCGGCGATCACCAGGCATCCGTCGGCGCGACGGCGCGCGCGCAGGTAGCCGCCCAGCGCCCGCGCCGCCACCCCGTCGCCGCCGGAGAGCGCGAGCGACACCTGCGTCTCGCGCTCGTCGGAGAGACGGACGACGTCGGGCGCGGCATCGGCCTGCGCGAGCGCACGCAGCGCGTCGACGCCGGCACCGAAGCGCGCCAGCGCGAACCCCTCGTAGCGACCGACCGCGGGGCGCGGCCGCACGCGCAGGACGACCTCGGTGACGATCCCCAGCGCGCCCTCCGAGCCGACGAGCAGCTCGCGCAGGCTCGGCCCGGCGGCCGAGGCCGGCAGCGCGCGCGTCTCGATCTCCCCCGCCGGCGTGGCGAGCCGCAGTGCGACGACCAGCGCGTCGAGGCGGCCGTAGCCGCTCGAGGCCTGGCCGGCCGAGCGCGTCGCGACCCAGCCGCCGACGGTGCTGAACTCGAACGACTGCGGCAGGTGGCCGAGCGTGAGCCCGTGCTCGGCCAGCGCGGCCTCCAGCGCGGGACCCGTCATGCCCGGCTGCAGCGTCGCGGTCAGCGCCTCGGCGTCGACCTTGAGCAGCCGGTCGAGGCGAGCGAGGTCGATCGTCAGGACCGCCGCGAAGCGGCCGCGCAGCGCCTCCACGCCGCCGACGACGCTCGTGCCCCCGCCGAAGGGGACGACGGCGATCTCCTCCTCGGCGCATGCGTGCAGCAGCGCGAGGACCTCGTCTGAGCTGCCCGGGTAGGCGACGGCATCGGGGGCGCCCGGTGCCGTCCCCGCGCGCAGCCGCACGAGGTCGTGGTAGCCGCGGCCGGCGGCGTGCGTGACGCGCGTGAGGCGATCGTCGCGCAGGTGCTCGGCCCCGACGATCGCGACGAGGCGCTCGCGTGCCGGCGCGGGGAGCGCCGGCTCCGGCAGCGAGACCGCCTCGAGCGCGACCGGGTCGCGACGCGCCGGCAGCGCGCCCAGCTGTCCTTCGAGCAGGTCGTGGGCGCCGGCCGACAGCGGCGCGTCATGGCCGTCCTCGCCCCATCCCCACCAACGCATGCGCGGCGCCGGAGCGGTCATGCGGCCTGCGCGCCCAGGTAGCCGTCGAGCAGCCGCCGCAACTCGTCCAGCTCGGCCTCGCGCGCGGCGTCGGAGCCCTCGGCCAGCGCCTGCAAGGCGAAGCCGCGCAGCGCCAGCTCGAGCGTGCGGGCGACCGCCTCGGGATCGCCGGCGGCGATCGTCCCGTCCGCGACGCCTTCCTGGATGCGCCGCTCGAAGTTCGCCACCACCACGCGCTGGAACGCGCCCCGGCGCGTCGTCAGATAGGGCAGCAGCAGCTCCGGGTCGACGTCGACGATGCGCAGGAACAGCGGCGCGCGCGTGAGACGATCCACGCCCTCCACGGCGGCGGCGACCAGCCGCGCGCGGGCGGTGGGCAGCGCGGCGACGCGACGGTCGAGGTCGGTGACGATCGCCGAGAACTCGCGCGTCATCAGCGCCTGTATCAGCGACGTGACGTCGGGGAAGCGGCGATACAGCGTCATGCGGCTCACGCCCGCCCTGCGGGCGATCTCCGTCATCGTCGTGCGTCGCACGCCGACCGCCAGCACGGACGCGTGGGCGGCGTCGAGCAGGGTGTCGTCGTCGACCGTTCGCTGTGACACTCTGTCACCACTTGTATCAACTAGCATGGTCGGCATGCGGCAACTCGGCCTGTCGGCGGTGCGCTACGGCCTCCCGCTCGTCCTCACGCTCGCCGGGATCCTCGTGCTCTTCCGCGGCGGCGACGAGGCCGGCCTCGGCGTGATGCTGATCGGCTCGGCATTGATCGTCCTGCTCATCAACGTGCTGTTTCGCGTCAGCGTCGCGAGCAATCGCGAGCGCGAGGAGGAGGAGCGCGCCCGCGAGACGTTCGAGCGCGAGGGCCGCTGGCCCGACGAGGATCAGCCGGCGAGCAGCGACTCGAGCCGGTAGGCGAGCGCCTCGAGCGCAAGCTCCTCGCTGACGTTGCTGCGCAGCCGCCGCCGCGTCTCCTCCACCAGCTCGACGCCTGCGCGCAGGCGTTGCGGGTCGCGGCCCTCGGCGTCCTCGGCAAGCGCGTCGAGGCGATCGACATGGTGCGCCAGCTCGCTCGCGTCCCATCCGATGCAGGCGACGTCGCGCAGCCACAGCGCCGCGAGCTGCAGGCCGAGGTCGAGCGCTCCCGTCTCCACCCGGCGGCGCGTGCGGCGGATGCGCTCGGCGTACTCGGTCTCGACCCGCTTCCGATCGCGCTTGCCGACGAGCTCGCGCTCGGCCTCCAGCCGCTGCTCCAGCGCCGCCGCCGCCGCGTCGCCCCGACGCGTGCGCACCGCCAGCAGATCCCGCCAGGGCGCGGCGGCCGCGACGTCGCCGGCGAGCGCGCTGCGCGCGAGCGCCTCGCCCCCGGCCCGCAGCGCCGGCCCGTCGCCCAAGGCGAGCTCCAGAGCGCGCTCCCCGTCACCCAGCGCGAGCCGCGCGCAGGCGCCCGCCTGCGCCGGTGCCACGCCGTGGCGCTCGAGCCGCTCCGCGAGCCGATCGGCGTCGAGCGGATCGAAGCGCACGAGCTGACAGCGCGAGCGGATCGTCGGCAGGACCTCGCCGAGCCGGTCGGTTAGCAGCACGAGATGGACGAAGGCGGCCGGCTCCTCCAGCGTCTTGAGCAGCTTGTTCGCGGCCTGCTCGATCAGCGTGTCGGCCCGCTCGAGCACGAACACGCGCCGCGAGGCCTCGAACGGCGTCATCGACGCCGCCGCGACGACCGGCTCCTCGATGTCGCCGACGAGCATCTCGTGCGCGCCGCTCGGCGCCACCCACGTCAGGTCCGGATGCGCGCCGTGCTCCACGCGTGCGCGCACGGCGTCGGGGTCGGCCGCGCCGTCGGCGAGCAGCGCAGCCGCGAAGGCGCGCGCCGCCGTGCGCTTGCCGCTCCCCGCCGGACCGTGGAAGAGATAGGCATGCGACGGAATGCCGGCCGGGGGCAGCGCCGCGCCGAGCGTCGCCCGGGCGTGCGGATGGTGCTCGGTGCCCGGCAGATCGGCCATCGGCCGAGCGTATAAGGTCGCCCCCATGTCACGCGGGCGCCTGATCACGATCGAGGGGATCGACGGAGCCGGCAAGACGACGCTCGCCGCCGGCCTGGCCGCGGCGCTGCGCGCGCGGGGCCTCGCGGTGCGCACGCTGCGCGAGCCGGGCGGCGTCGTCGCCGCCGAGCGGATCCGCACGCTCGTGAAGGACCCCGAGCTGCGCGTCGGGGCGCGGGCGGAGGCGCTGCTCTACGCCGCCGCGCGCGCGCAGCTGGTCGAGGAGGCGCTGCTGCCGGCGTTGGCGGACGGCGAGTGGGTCCTGCTGGACCGCTTCGTCGACTCCTCGCTCGCCTATCAGGGCGGCGGGCGCGCGCTCGGCATCGATGCGGTGCGCGCCGTCAACGCGTTCGCCACCGGCGGGCTGGCGCCCGACCGCACGCTGCTGCTGCGACTGGCGCCGGCGCTCGGGCGTGCCCGCCAGAACGACCGCGGCGAGGCGCCCGACCGGCTCGAGCGGGAAGCCGACGGCTTCTTCGCCAGCATCGCCGCGGTCTATGACCAGCTGGCCGCCGAGGAGCCCGCGCGGGTGCGATCGATCGACGCCGCGGCGCCTCAGGCGGACGTCCTCGCGGCGGCGCTGGCGGCGCTCGAGGACCTGCTTGCGAGGTAGGTTGCGGCCATGGCACGCAGTGCGCGCTCCCTCCGCGGCCAGGTCGTCCTCGTCACCGGCGCCGCGCGCGGCATCGGCGCGGCAGCGGCCCGTCAGCTCGCCGCCGGCGGCGCGAAGCTCGCGCTCGTCGGCCTGGAGCCCGAGGGGCTCGCGCGGGTCGCGGCCGACTGCGGCCCCGACGCGGCCTGGTTCGAGGCCGACGTCAGCGACACGGCCGCGATCGAGGCGGCCGTGCGGGGCGTGGTCGAGCGCTTCGGCGGGATCGACGTCGTGATCGCGAACGCCGGGATCGCGACGGGCGGCAGCGTGCGGACGATCGATCCGGCAGCGTGGGAGCGCGTCGTCGAGGTCAACCTGCTGGGGAGCTGGCGCACGATCCGCGCGGCGATCCCGCATGTCGTCGAGCGCCGCGGCTACGTGCTGCAGGTCGCCTCGATGGCGGCGATCGCGCACGCGCCGTTCATGTCCGCCTATGCCGCGAGCAAGGCCGGCGTCGAAGCGTTCGCCGACTGCCTGCGCACGGAGGTGGCGCACCTCGGCGTCGACGTCGGCGTCGCGTACTTCTCGTGGATCGACACCGACATGGTGCGGGGGGCCGACGAGCGCGCCGGCATGGGCGACATGCGCAAGGACATCAGCGGCCCGATCGGCAAGACCTATCCGTTGGCCGACGTCGCGACGGCGGTCGCCGAGGGCGTCGAGCGCCGCGCGCGCGTGGTGCTGGTCCCCGGGTGGGTGCGCGGCATGCTGCTGTTGCGCGGCCCGCTCGCCTCCCTGCTGGACCGTGGCGCGCGCCGCCGCGTGCGCGAGGTCGAGGCGCGGATGCTCGCCGAGGTGCAGCGCAGCGGCGCAGCCGCGATGTTCGCCCCGGTGGGCGCCGGCGGAGCCGCCGACCGCGCCGCGCACGAGGCGCGACGCGGGTCGGCGTAGCGCGCCTCAGCGGTCGCGACCGCTTTCGGCGATCACCGCGTCGAGCTCCTCTTCGTTGGTCGCCTTGGGCAGCTCGATCGCGTCGTCCGCGAACTGCTCCCCGGCCTCGAGCGCCATTTCGTAGGCGTCCTGCGGCGTGCGGCCGGTTTGCAGCAGGGTGATGCCTCCGTTCTCCAGGTCGAGCGTGTAGACCCGCGTGCCGAACCGCTCGGCTCTGATGTCGCGGAGCGCCTGCTCGAAGGCGACGGCGGGGTTGACCATGACCGAGGTCAGCATGATGTTTTCTCTGTTGAGCTCCGTCTTCTCGCCGACGAGGCCGACGAGCTGCGTCTCGCCCGTCTCGGTGCGCTTGATGACCTTCTCGATCCCCTTCACCACGCCCGAGACGCTCGGACCGCAGGCGCCGAGGATCATCTGCGTCCCTCTGCTGACGAGTTCCCGCGTCGCCAGCGCGGCGCTGGCCTCGTCGGCGCCGCATATCACGTAGGCGGCCTTCGCCCGTGGCTCCTGCGCGCGGGCGCCCGCGACGTACGCCGCGGCGATTTCGAAGCGGTCGGGCATCTCCGCGGTGCCGTCGTCGCAGAGCACTATCCCGACGCTTCTTTCGCGGCTCGCCCGCGCCGCCATCCAACCGGCGACCCAGGCTCCCTGCTCCCAGGCGACCTCGGCGTCGCCGACCAGGTCGGAACGCAGCCCGTCCGGGTCGCCCCAGAGGAGCGTCGGCACCTCTTGGCTCGCGGCGACTCTCGTGGCCGCGGCGCGATCGCCCGCGTACGGCGCGATCAGGATCTGCGCGTCCGGCGCCAGCCGGGCGAGCGCTCTTCTGGCCGCGGCGTCGTCCGCCGGCTCGACGACCTCCGAGCCGAGCCGGAGCTTTCTCGCCGCCTTCACGGCGCCGTTCGCCGTCTGCGTCGACCAGTCCGGGTCGTCGCGTGCGCCGGCTGTCACGATCGCGACCGTCGTGCCACCGCTTCTCTCCTCGTCGCCGCACCCCGCGGCCCCGAAGACGATCGTTCCGATGACGGCGAACGCCGTCCATCTTGCACCAGCCACCCCTTGCTCCTCTCCCCGAGCAGTCCCGAGACAGTCATGTCCCCCAGCAGGTCCCGGCGCTGCCACTCCCTGCGCGCAGCCGGATCCGAGGACCCCTTGGAGCGCGCCTATTCTTGCTGGTCGCGCCGGCGCGTGCGCCGTCAGGCCCCGACGGCCTCGCCGTAGCCGCGCGGCCGCGCCTGGGCGAAGGACCAGGCGTCGGCGACCATGTCGGCCAGCGCCGGCTTGCGCGGCTCCCAGCCCAGCTCCGCGCGGATCTTGGCGCTCGCGGCGACCAGCATCGGCGGATCGCCCGGCCGGCGGTCCGCTTCCTGGACGGGGATCGCGGCGCCGGTCACCTCGCGCGCCGCCTCGATCACCTCGCGCACCGAGAAGCCGTTGCCGTTGCCGAGGTTGAAGATGCGATGCTCGCCCGGACGCGCGCCCTCGAGCGCGCGCAGGTGGGCGTCGGCGAGGTCCTCGATGTGGATGTAGTCGCGCACGGCGGTCCCGTCGGGCGTCGGGTAGTCGGTCCCGAAGACCTTGACGTCGGACTGAAGCCCCTGCGCGGCGCGCAGCACGTTGGGGATCAGGTGGGTCTCGGGCTCGTGGTCCTCGCCCAGGTCGCCGCTCGCCCCGGCGACGTTGAAGTAGCGCAAGCTGACGGCCCCGAGCCCGTGCGCATGGCACTCGTCGCCGATCATGCCGTCGACGGCGAGCTTCGATGCGCCGTAGGCGTTGACCGGTCTGGTCGGCGTGGACTCGTCCATCGGGACGATCTCCGGC